ATGCATAGAGGGAAGGAATGTAGTGACCCCTCCCCCCTATGGCTGCGACAGATTTTTTATTTTATTTCTGTCGGTTGCCGAATAGGAGTTTTGGTAGTTGGTTTGATTGTTGTCCAAACATTTTCGATTGGACCATTATCAACAATCCAATTGATTGCTGCTGCTTGTACACCAAGCTCTTCAGTGATGTCGAGCAAGTCATCAGTGTTGCCCATGACAAAAGCTAATAGCTCAGGTGTATTGTAGTCATTGTCTGTATCATACTTGTACCATTCATCCCATTGAGTAAAGGGATTGTATGGATTGTCATACGTTGTTAGCATGACATCAAGTACTTCATCGTACTGTTCGTCCATTGACTACCTCCTTTACTCTACGATGTTCTGGATGGAACTAACTGATAGACCAAGAGCTTCAGATACTTCAGCATAGCTGTGTCCATTACGAAGCATGGCCTTGGCTCTACTTGCTTTGGCTAATGAGATAGACTCGCTCTTACGAGGAGTAGCTAACTGCTTAAGCCTGTCTGCATCTGAGTACCGAATGATCTGTGTTAGTTTGTTAGTAGACACAGCACCAGCTTGAATAGCTGCCCACTCATCATCGTCAATGCTAATCCTTACCTTCTTACCAGAAGCTCCAACTTGTACACGAGCTGCTGCAATAGATTGTTGCTTAAGCTTCTTAAGTTGGTCTGGCTGCATGTCAGGAGTTCGTTTAGATGCAATGGTTCTGTTAGCAATCAGTTGAGCTTGACGTTCTTTAGGCGCATTCATAAGTGCATCACTAAGCTTCTTGTCTAATGACTCGAGCTGAGGTCTATACTTAATCTTAGCTTCCTTACTGATGTGCATGTTAGGAGTCTTGTCTACTAGATCACGACCCTTCTGCTGTAGCTTACCAAGAGCATTGATATAATTACCATACATGTTCTCAATAGGCGTACCAGAACCTAGCTTCTTAGCATCATCGACCATATCAACAATAGCTTTCTCTGTTCCTTTCTTACGAACAGTCTTAGTAATTGTTGGTTTGAGTCTTGGGTTGGCTGCTAGTTCTTCAGGAGACCGGTGTCTTTCCACCTTCTCTGTTTCAGATATCTTTCTCTTGGACAAGGAAATAAGAGTAGATGCTCCAGTCCCTTTGCTACCAGTTAAAATATTGGTATGCAATTGGTATTTCTTTTTAAGAGATGCAATATCGTTTTCTCTTTCAGATCTCTTATAATCAAGACTATGTTTCTCTGCATCAATAACAACCATTGAATGTCGTACTGCACGAGCGATCTCTGATTGTGATGCGTTCTTAATAGTCATGTCAGTAATAAGATTAGATACCTCGCCCATTTGTTTTTGGGTATCGATCTTCGGAGGCTTAGGAGTATAATAAGCTTTGGTATCAAAGTTCTTTAACTCCTTCAATGAGCGAGCAGTTTTAATTTGACCCTTGTTGTTTGGAATAACCATAACGGAGTCACCATCAAAGTCTGCCCCTGAAAGTTTAGATGCAACGGATGAATCTATACCAATGGCATCTTTGGCATTACGCATAAATTTAGCCGCACCACTTCCAAGTTTATTATTAACAGTTAGTTCTGGTAATTCAAATCTTCCTCCATGAGGATAACGAACGAGTACTACTTTCTCACCATTCTTAAATGATGGAGCATATACTTCGTTAGCTTTGATACCATCGAGAGGTAATAATACTTTACCTTTCATTCGATCAAACCCTGTTAATTTAAGAGACTGTCGTTTTGAATCCAAGCCATCGATAAAATCATTCATCAAGGCTTTTTTAACAACTGGATTCGTTAACTTAGAAATCTCTTCGTACTCTTTCTTAAGTTTGTTGTATGTAGTTTCAATACGATCCTTAACAAGAGCAGGTGGTTGTTTAGATAAGAACTGAGAAGATAAAGTTTTAGACCAGGAATTCCAGTCGCCTTCTTCATTAACCTTATTGATTGCACCTTTCTGTCCACCTGGTTTAATAGTTGCACCAAATGGATTATCAGGATCATCTTTCAAAGGTTTCAGTACTTTCTCTGGAGGAGTCCCTCGTTTCTTATTGGTGTTGAAAATAACATCGACACCTTTTGGAAAGTCTTTTGGATCTCCATAAACAGCCATCCCTTTAAGATAATGAGTTCCACCAACTCCGATGCGAACCTGGGCATAATGAGAATTACCTAGATCAAGATCCTTAACTCCAGGTCTCAATTGCATTACCCCATCTTTTGCCGTGCCACCATCTTCATCGTACTTAATTCCCACCCGTTTCCAATCAAGGTGCTGAATAGGCTTAAGTCCTAGTTGAGACAGACCATTTTCATCTTTGTAAATAAGAGGTGGTGTAATCTTATCTCTGTTTTGTCGTACTACAGAAATATCAGGTTCTTTAGACAAGACCTTCATCTCTACCCAGTGAGCGTCATTGGTTGCGTTCTTAACATAAATGTTGTGAACATGATAACCTTTTTCTTCTAACTGTTGCGTAGCACGTTTAAGCATACTATCATTAATACCAAGTTGTTGGGCTGAGCCAGAACCAATATCAATGTAATCATACTTACCTACCAGTTTCTCCAAGTCACCTTTGACTTGTTCCATTCTGGTAACATTATGTTTAACCTTGGCATTTAAGTTCATACGAACAGTAGATTCAGGGATACCCAGTTGTCTAGATATCTCAATTGATCCGAATCCTTTATCTGCTAATTCATTGATTCGAGAAATGTTGTTCTTACGAATTTCTTGCTTAGCGATATTGTTTCTCTTACGAAACTCTGTTGTAGATATGCCAAGTTTGTTCGCTATTTCCGTGTCTGTCAATCCGGTCTTGCGGTATTTAGCCACAACATCGGACCAGCCAGTGGCACGTTGGTATGAATTATCTCCGGAACCCCAAGCATAGCGACCACTGTGAGGAACGGAGCCTTGATGTGGAGTTCCTCTATGTTCGAGGTACTCTTGTAAAGTTTCCGACATCATTCACCTCACGGTTTGTTTTCAAGTAATGCTGAGAATTCCTTAATGCTATGCATAATATCATAGACATCTTCGGGCTCAGGAATTACTTCATCAATGTTATCCCCTTGATAAATACGTAGAATCATGTCTGTCTTTTCAGGTTTGACAGAATACTCAAGACAGAAATATGCGGCATACACTAACAATTGTTCCATCTTTGGTTTAGTCACGCCTGTCTTCAAATCATGAATACGTAGGAATCCACGAGGATTATCTTTCTTTGGAGGATCATATCGAATAGCATCAGCTGTACCAAATGCGTAAGGACTGTAAAATAAAAGGACTTCACTGTCCATGTTGAATCCTATTGCATCATTAACAAAATTGGCTAAGGCGGGATGTGTATGTCCAGGCAATAACCTAATTCGTTTGTTAATAGCTTCAGATGCGAATTCGTGTAACTCCGTTCCCCGTTGTTTCGCTAGCTCGTTTTCAAATCGGCTAACGACTTTCTCGGGAGTATAATTTATCCAGTGACATTGACTAGCGCTTAGAAACGAATGTTTTCCTTCGTAGTCGTAATGCCTGTTCCATTTCATGCAAAACTTCCTCCTTGTTTTCAGGATATATAGTCCTAGCCCAACCTCCGTTGTCGTTATACTTCTTCAAGTAATATGGTTGGTTCGGACGATATGGTGCCTTAGCACTCTTCTTACATTCAAGATGAAATGACCAAGGACCTACATCCACAGACAAATCAGGAATCCCTTGAATATGCTTAGCATCGTTCTTTTTAACGATAGCATCAGGAATCAAAGCCTCAATATCTTTAATCAAGACTCGCTGAAAATCTCTTTCCAATTTGCCCATTGTTGCTGCACCCAATTCCTCTCGTTGAATTTTTCTTTGGTTTTAATCGCTTTATAGACGGCGTCGTCTATACATTCCGAACTCTTTAAATAGATATAATGCATTGTATCAAATGGCGTATTAATACGATTTATGCGTCCTTCACTCTGCTCCATAATACGATATGAATAGTTGAGTGAGTAAAATAGAATTGTATCAGTTGTAATACAGTTCCAGGCTTCTGATCCGGCAATATACTGAACTAAATAAATCCAGCCATCGCCATCATCCGGAATACTCTCATGTCGAGAACCATTCCATTGTCTATATCTAAGTCCGAGTTCTTCACAAATGTCAATTAGAATCTCCAACTCATAAATGTAATTGTAGAACACAATCAATTTATCTTTGGTCATGATATGTCGTTTTGCATTCTCCCTTCTACGATCACTAGAACAAACAATTTTTCTAAGTACTTGCGTGAACTCAGATGCGTTCATGATAGGTTCGTTAGTGAAAGGATTAAACCTGGATTTAACAGTTTCGTCATACAACTTTCTGTCGAAGTCACAGGTTACAAATACACGATCTATCTTAGTCTTACGGAAGTCCGCCATAGACACAATAATAGCTCGCCTATATCTTTCTAATCGATCTACCTTGTGGTATCTTTTAATTTGAGGGAATGACGTATATGGTTTGTACTCAACATGCTCATCGATAAAATGAGACTTGTTGCGATAGAATCCATTGGCTATGAATAATACCATAAAGTCAATCCAAGTATCACCTGGTGTAGCAGATAACATAATCCATTTATTACGTCTGCTAATATCAATCAAGCTGCGTCCCCATGTTCCATAACCAACAGCACGTTGTTCGTCAAAAATAAAGAAAGCATCTTTGACGTCTTTGTACTTTTTGATATTGTTCCATGAATCAACAACTCCATTTATACCAAGCAACTCAAAATCACGTTGCCATTCTTTATCATCTCGCTTCTTTGCGACAGTGATAATATAAAGCGGTTTGTCCGAATGATTACGGATGTAGTAGAATAGGCCCGTTAAAGATTTACCCGAGCCTACTTTACCACAAAGCACACAACCATCTCTAAGATGATCTAGTGCCTGTTCCTGATAATCATATAGTTGGACCATTAAAATCCGTATTTACGAGCCAATGGTGTTGATTGTACGTGGATATATGCTTTAGATAAGTCAAGGCGTGCGTAAGTTCCACGTTCGTGTTTCTCACGACGACGAATAACCATGTCACAAGCACGGATTTCCATTTCGTCAATCATACCATACATATCCGGAGTTAGGAATGTGATGTTGTCAGTTGGTACTTCTTCATCGACATCCAATTCACCATCGTCATTGATGAGCGCAATAACCGGAGTGCTGTACTCAGTATATACTTTGACCTTGATGTAATACGTTGGTTGTACAACATCTGGGTCGAGGTCTGGGTTCTTAGCTGCAGGATCGTGAAGTTTTACATTGATTCCATAATCTTGAAGAACTGGAACATCTTCTGGATCGATCACAATTTGGAAATTCCGGTCACCGAGCGCATTAAACTCAGTCTTACGACCTTCGAAGTTCGGTCTAAACATAAACTGAACATTTTCCAATTGCAACTGTTTGTTACTAATAGCTAATACTTTTGTCATTTTTAAAATATCCTTTCGATTTGTTTTGACATAAAAATAGCAAGAAAAAAGTAAAAGATCCTAAAATCTTTTATCCCTTCCTATTATGTGCCAAGTAATTTCTGCGAAATCCGCAAGCAACAAAATTAGGCTACCGCCGAAGTTTCTTCTGAAACCTCAGACGATAAACCTAGAACAACTTGATAATCAGTTGGCATATCATCAACAATTTCATTGATGTCTCCAACTTTCATAATCTTCTTCAAACCTTCGAGAGCGACTCTGTCATAATATGCAAAGTCAACATCATCGTCTTTAAATTCCGCAGATTGCTTGAACTTAAATCCTTTCGTGCCGGTTACTGACTTGAATGTTTCATTGTCTTCAGTCCACAATGCTTCTTCTCCAGTGAGAGATGCATAAATAGATCCTACTTTACCAACGAACTCTTTACCAAGATAAATATGGCCTTTCGATTGTTTGGTCAGGAAGAAATCTTTTTCCTCAATACGTTCCTTAGTCCATACTCGTTTCAACAAATATGGGTTCAAGAATTCTGCTCCAGTCGGAGACCAGCTGTCATCTTCAAGTTGAGCAATATAAACAGCATTATTAATTAACGCCATACGTTTATAAGTGTGCTCATGCTCAAATTTATAATTGTATTGAGGGAGTGCTCCAAATTTATGAACGAAGTCAATAATATAATCGTCCACATTTGGAATCTTAATCGAGTCCGTTTTAATATGAGCAACCTCATATCCTTCGTCCTCAACCGCAAAGCGTAAGTCGACCATAAATAAAGCGCCACGTTTAGCAACAATGTTGTCAACGTTGGATGGGTGCTTGAATTTATTATCAAACTTAGCAGACGTCATACCATATACAGAGTTGATTACAATCTTCAATGCTGTCACCAAAGGTTTGATATATTCTGGATTATCCAAGAACGGAGCTAGAATACCATCAAACATTTGTTTAACTTCATCGATCTTATTATGCTTAAGCAACACACGAACTTTAAGCAAGTCGGCATACCTCTGAGTATATGGTCCAAAGTAATTCATATTCACGAGACTGTTAGGATGCATAGACTCAACGTCAAGCAATCCAACGTTCTTGTAAATACCTGGTTTGGCATAAACATAACCACCCTCGCCGGTCTCAATACCACGATATGTGGATTTACCGAACTCGTAGACATAACCAGGGAATGTCTTAGACAGATCAACATAATTGAATTTGTCTTGTGGTCGTGGATCATTACCGAAAATAAATAATGCAGTCAACTGGTTGTTTGTTGCATTCATGGATCCTCGGGAAATTGTTGCTAGGATTTCACGAGCAACATAATCGGCATAAACAGCATCAAACAATTTCTCAGTAGCATCAACGTCATTGACACAGTAGTCTACAACGACTGGTACTAAATGATCTGGTACTGGTTGATCCCAGGGGATTTCCATTTCTACGTGTTTGATACCTAGTTCGACTTCCCATTTCTTAAGCGACTGTTTCTTCTGGCTGTACTCATAAATATCAGCATAACTAATTTCATAAGCAGCTGCATACATTCCAGTCTTGGCGTTCTTCTCGTTGATAATACGATGTGACTGTTGGAACAAATCCATTTCACTACCGCCAAGAAGTCTCGCATAAAGAATATGGTTATCGTATCGTCGATTGTTAAATCCTACTAGAGGGAACGAAAGTAAATATTCAATCTGCTCAGGAGTCGGATTAATCCACTTAACGAATTCATCATCTCCATATTTCTTCCAGACAACGACAAACAGATTTGGATACACCTCAATATCGAAGAACACTAATTCTTCTTTGGGATATATCTTCGTGAATCCTGTAAGTCGATCCTGGATCTTATCTTCGTTCTCATCTCGAAGTGTCGACCAAGGAATCTTCTGAACAACCTTCAAACAGTACTCACGATTATTTGTTGACTTCAATGCTCGCATCATACAAGCATGTCGTAAATCATTCAAGTCATATTCAAGACCTTGATCGTGAGCCTTCTGAATTTCATGAGCAATCCAATCGATAGTCGGTTTAGTATTTGGATGTGATGGTTCCTTACCCTCAATCATACCCAACTGTCGTTTTACAAAATTACGTAATACCTGCTCGGTATACACAATATCTTCTATCTCGCTATACACCACAGCCTCCTTCTCTCTTAGTGGGAGACCTGAGGATATATGCGCGATTTCATACTCATTGGCTTTCATGTTGATACGTCGTAGAGAAGACTTCCCACGATATACCTTGATCTCCACATCCTCTTCGACCAAATTAGATAACTCATTCACATTACCGTCATAGATATAATGCAAGTGAATACCATGGCCAGATTTGGATAGTTCGGCATACGTCGGAGGGAACTGTCGGGCGGCTTCCTTGTTCAGTTCCAAATCCTTCTTGCCGGTCTCTGGGTTCTTTTTATCCAAGTCAATAATAACATGACTCAGCGGAACTTTAACCCAATGAAGTTGTTCCGTGTCGATATCCGCTAACACAGTCTTAACATCATCCCACTTCGCTAAAGGATTGCCTTTCGAATTTGCGGGTTGTGCTGGGAATGCTGCTGCGATACCATTGAAATATGACGGGTTGTCAAGAAACGTGAGCCAATCTTCTTTCGCTTCTTCGGAATGTACGAATCGACCATCAGTTTTATCTCCGAGCCCTTCTGGATATACGACTTCCCATTTGAATCCTCGATATAAATTCTTGTAACGAATATTATCAATTCGGATCTCTGTATGGAATTCGTCGAAATACCGCATGAGTTCTTTCTTGATCTTGGCTTTGTATCCTTCTGTCTTGAATCCGAGATCTTCTAGATATTCTTTATACATCTCCGCAACACGCTTGAGTGTAATATCCTTACCAATCTCCATGGCATTACTCCGAACAAAGTCAAAGATAATGTCCGTATTAACCGCCATTTCAATATCAAAGTAATCGTCGTAGAAAGAATAACCAAGTTCTTGGAAAGTATCCATAGCCATAGATGCGATATAAGGAACCTCATACTTGACCCTATCAAATAAAGCATCGTACTCTTCGTGAGTGAACTTACGACCGCTAGGATTTACTACAACAGCCCGTCGAGTAATCCCAGAGTCAATATTCCTTACACGATATCGTTGGTTTGACGCGGTTACCAATAATCCGCTGAATGTCACATCATACGGTTCTTTGTATTTCTTGTTGACAGATATAGTTTCATGAGATGTCAGTTTCAACAATGGAGTATCATTGCTAATCCTAGAAATATCTGTATCATCGTCGATCAACAAAGGAACCTCTCGGATCTGTCCTGTTGCAAATGGCCCGCCACTTGTTAATTCCCTCAAGTCGATAGGAGCATGGTATCCGTCGAATATCATCTTGAATACTTTAAGAACAGTACCTTTACCAGATCCTTTTGGTCCATACAAATACATGAACTTCTCGATCCCATCCATTTTGTTCATAAGCAAAGCGCCCATAAACCACAATATCTTTTCAGCTTCATTTGGATCGTACAACGTATATAACAATTCTTTGAATGCCGGGCAGTCACCACTCACCGGAGTGTATGGTAATTTAACAGTTGCATAATCTTCTCGCCTGATCTTATGATCTGCGAACAATATACGTCTGTTGAAGTTGGTCTCAGGCTGCCAAAGGACTTTAATATAGTCAACAAACAATTTGTACTTGCCTGCTGATGCTTTACGAATTTCCTTAACCTGAATCCTAGCTGTTGGATGTTCGGCTTTTATTTCATGATACTTTCTCCACAAGATCGAGTCGATACAATCAAATAAATAGTTCTGGTCCATTATCCATTCGTTTCCATCCCAAAAAGCAAAGAACGAAGAACCTTTAATAACCAAGTCTTTAATATCGCCAAACAAGAAGTCTGGAGATATGACATAATCATAAACTCTGTTGTTACTGAAGTTTTGCTCGACAGTGACGTCTAAAAAATCAAACTTCACCGAAACCCTCCTTTTCTATCGTATTTTGTGAGTTGTAGCCAATTTCAGTCAATCAGACCGAATTTAATCAAATTTAGCCGTTTCAGACCAATAGTCCCCATTCTCCCCCCTTCTCCTATTGTTTATATATATTATAAGCTTTTAACTCTTGATGTAAACAATGTAAAAACAGGGTCAAATGGGGGGATTAGGGACTCACAACCCCTAAAGTACCCTCAAAATCGCCGAAATATGCCCAAAAAACACCCAAAATAAGGCATTTTCAAGCGATTTCGGCTCCGCCCCAAAAACCCTTAAAAATTTGGGGGATTTTGGGGGACTGCTATTTTGAGCCATTTTAGGCCCATTTTTCCTATAATATCATAGTAATTTAACCACGATTTTAGCCCGAATCAACCCTGATTTTCCCACAATATTATAGGAAATCCGGCTGATTTAGACGATATAATTGACGATTTTACCTCGTTTTTTGGCTTCATAATAGTCAATATTACCAATTTTGAACCCATTAATACGACGTTTTCGCCACATAAATAGGTCATCTTTAGCAGGATCCAGCTGCAAATTAGCACAAATATCGTAGATATGTACGCCATGTTTGCATGAATATTGGATCTTTTGATGCATTTTATCAAGATCTTCATACTCAATTCCGTTCCTGCTAAGCTCGGATACACCAGTTAATCCCAAAGAATCCTTAATCAAACCCCGAATAATAGAGGATCTAGGCTTAAGCATCCACTTAGGATAGTAGTCTGAATGGTGCCCCGAATATGCGTCAGATATCTCCAAGAAGAAGTTGATAACATCAATTGCTTCCACAATGTTCTTCAGCTTCAACACCTTAACTACGTTAGATCTGCGGTCAGCATACATCTCAAACTGGATTACTGTTGGATCTGTAAGTTTGAAATACATCTTCCCATAGATCTTTGCTAGCATGTATTTGTCATACTTACGAATATCCTTATAGAATTTACGCAAATAGTCAGTAAAGTTGATTTTAATTAAGTCTGTTCCAGGATCAATCACGACCATCGTAATTTACCTCCGGATCATCATAATATGCTGTTACAAAACGTGAGTTTGTAGCCAACAGTACCTTACCAAGTTCACGCCAATATACCAGAGAAGGTCTAACTATAGGAATATTATTATCGTCATCAACCATGCTGGCATAGTCGGTCTTAATAATATCATCGAAGTCAACATCAACACCTTTACTAAATAAGTAACGACGGATTTCGATGTGTTGAGGAACGTCCAAAGCATCCTTTAGTAACCCGCGCATCCAGCGTACTTTTGGTTCAAACATCCATTCGGGCATAAGCGCCTTATCCAAACGATATGAGCTTTCGGCAAGCATAGTAAAGAAATTTACTACCTGCACAAACATATCTGGAGTAAGTCCATATAATACCTTACGATCGTATCTGTAACCATAGAAGCGGTATTTGAATTGGACCTGGGTTGGATCTGAGATGTTGAAATGCATATAGCATTCAATCTTCTTGAAATAATCCAAGGCATCTGGACGATGTAATTCGAAAAGTCGTTTGAAATATTTGGTTAAATCAATAACATAAATGTCGTTTTGGGTAGTCATCTTTAATACCTCCTATTCCTTAGACCTTACGAATGAACTGGCGAATATCCAATGTTAAGTAATCGCCTTTGTGGATCTGCTCAAATTTGATGATTAGTTCTCCATTAGTAATCTGAACAGAAGTGATCTGTCCGTTACGAGTCCCAGTATTCCAAAAGATATTTGCAGTAATCCCTACAGCAAATCGCTTAGTCACTTCAGTAATATCCACAAGATCTGTGATTGGTACAGAGATTTCATACTCATGGACGTCAGGATCTTCCGGATCAATACCAACTGAGAAAATAGGGCCTTTAGTTTCCAGCAGCTCAGTATCCACATTGATAAGTGTTTCGATACGAGCAAGAGCATTACCATATTTAATAGATTTGAATTCCTTGAAGTGGAAAATGTAGATATCTCCAATATATGAAAGGATAGAATCCAAAGAATATAATAGGTCGTCTTTGAATGTATTCCAAGCACAATCCTCAAAAGAATATAGTGTGTCTGGTTTACCTTCTGTCCGAACAGCAAACTTTTCGGCCTCTTTTTGTACTTGAGCACAAACCTTAATGCCATCACGTGAGTGTTTTACCCACAAGACATCATTCATATCGATGTCAAGAACCTTTAATGTCATACCATACCTCTTTAAATAACCTCACGGACGATTAATCCGTGTTCGCGCAAAATAGGTTTAAGATCAAAGTCTTTACCCACCATAATAACATCTTCACCAGGTTTAGTCTGATGATTATCGAACCACAATATGAAGTTTTGTTTCATAGGTTCGTTGTCAAACACCAAAATCTTACGATTATGATGTCGCCATTGTTCCAAATCATTAGAAGCTAAGCCAAGATGAATAATTAGAACATTTTGAATTCCGTTATCCACAATATGAACATTCCCTAAGGAAGGGATATTGCCAACGAAGTCGACTTGGGAAGCACGTGAGCTAGCCAATATAGATGGTTGCTTAGCTATGTATAACTTAACCATGTTAGCATCATCAGGATATTCGTTTGTAGTGAAATGAGCGTCGTATAAACTTCGCCAACCAATAACATAGTCCTTAGCCTCGATGGGATAGTGGTGACAGATACGTTTGTAATCTGCCACTGTCAAATATCCCATAGTCTTCAGAACTTTCAATAAGACACTTTTCAAATATGATGTCTTCTCCATACCAGACTTGAATTTCATTTGAAGCTCCTTTTATTTGTTATCCTGCATAAGTTTAACACCTTCTTCTAAGCGACGTACAAATTTACGATAGATAGCAGCATTCTTTTCCTTAAGTTCTTCAAGACGAGTTGTATCGTAGAGATCCGCGTTGTTAGGTACAATTTGTTTGAGGTGCATTGGATGGAAGAAAATATCATCAGATGCTTTAGGACTTGTGTAGTCAAGAGCACGACGGTCGAATCCGAACATGTAGTCTTCCAATTTAACTTTCTTATTAGCAGCTTTACGCAGCTCGGCAACAGAAATAGAATCGCCACGGTTCAATTTATCCAGAACATACATATACCAAAGAACTTTTTGTCCTTGAGCGGTAGTGTATTGTTCGTCGGTCATACCAGCGTTAGCAGCTTGCACAGCTTCGTCATTGAAATGTTTTGATTTGATAACAGGTAATCTAGTAATATCATACTTCATTAGTTTCTCCTTTTTTGTTTAACGTAATACTACGAGAAGATTTGCTCGTAGATCCCATAGTAACTTCCGTGTGTCTGACTCTCCTACGATTTCGCTACGTAGAATAGCAGAGTCCAAGAGTTCTTTCAACTTCCTGGCAGATTCAAAGATTTCAGCATCGTCCATGTTCGAGACGACCTTATCTTTTATTTCGTCCATTAGTCTTTCCTTTCCAATTATATGTATTGTACTCAGAATGGTCCAGCTCCTTTTGGTAGCGTGTCGCGTCAAGAGTATAATAGTTTTTGACATCAACAGGACCACCCGGAGTAAATGTGCAGTCCAATGGTTTAGAATCTAGAATATCCAAACGAGTCAAATGTGGCTCATCTGGATTATTCCAATATCTAACCAAGGATAAATTAATTACAGGTAGGTTTGTCCCTTGGCATGATGCGATTTCATTACCGTCAGATTTGTATTGTATGAATTTGTATGTCGTTGCATACTTTCTGAATATGGTATCAATGAAATCTTCTGAGTCATCTGCCTTGAACAATTCCTTAACCATAGCCAACAGTGATTCGGAACTTTCAAATATAAACATCCGATGATCATTGTCAGTTTCTGAGATCACAAGATAAGGACAAAGCATATATTTGTCTTTACCCATATTGATCTTGATAAGATTATCCCCATAAGCTATCCCCACCATGATATTGGGTCTAGCCTTGGATAATTTGGTCCAAAACATGAATTTGTAGCCCTTATAATAGTCCTCGTTTAAGACTGATAGATCGCTCTCTGCACACTTTCTAAGTACGTCGGCCCTTTCTATCGAATAAGGAACTACATAGTCGTTAAACGCCATTATATAGCCTCCTAGACCCCTTCTAGCGGGTTAGTTTGTCCCAAAGGTCATCTCCAGCCTTTGGATATATCACAAGTCCATCATTTGATCCCCATTCGTCATAAACCTGACGTCCGAAAGTCAAATATCCCGCATGAGTTTTCTCCATAGGATAGATATAGCAGAATGTGTTGATGGATTGGATTGTGAATTCAGAATTCGTTTTCATGTTTGAGATCATGCGATTCATTAAGCCCTCGGGACTTGACACGATCTCTCGTGGAATGCAGACAAGAACCTCATCCTCATCTTTCCTCTTGGCCAGGAAGAAATTATGAGTAGGTGCGTCGCCGTTTTTGTATTCTTTGATAGTAGTAATACGACTACCGCCGCATAATACGAAGTTGTATCCACGAGCAGAATATACGTCAGTCAGGCTTCTAGAAAATCCTTCTACAACGCAATTATCTGATTCCGATTCGGATACTTCCCATCCTTGGTTATACGACCGAAGTACAGGAGTTCCATTTCGCAAATACATGTGTTTCAAGTCGTAACCGTTGATCAGTCGGTAGTGACTCATTTTGTATTTGTCTTTCGTTGTCCACATGATCCAAGTGGGCATAACGGCCCACTCGATATCGGTAATGATTTTGTCAAGCCAATTTTTAAGATTAGCAAGACCTTCTTTTAGTTTTGCAAATAGTTCTTTCATTAGGGTGTCCTTTCTGAAAATATGATGCGATGTCTCGCGTAGTAATTCAATTCCTAATGTTAATTAATGGATTATCCAAATCGTTGTAAATGAAGAACGATCGAATATGATGTTTTGAATGTCCGAAGAAGTGTATTGCTGATCTAGATAGTTTAGTAACGTCCAAATTATTTAGATATACATCGCCAGTTCTACCTAACGATGTGTAGCCGTAAATAATGATTTCGGAGTCAGTTAACAAATCTGCTACAAAAGCAATATACACAAAATCAGAGTCTCTTAGAGTAACGGCTCCACTAGCAGCCAAGCAACGGAAAGAATATACCTTACCGTCTTTCTTGATGATTAGACGATTAATCTTCCGAGTCGTCATCTTCATCACCTTCTTCTAGATCCACAAATCCTACCTCGTGTTCAATACGTTTGTTGTATTCGTCCCACAGTGACTTAGAATCATCATAGTCAGACTTAGGTAATCCAAACATACCGAAAGTATCATCATAATTTGGTTTGTTAGTGCGTCCACTTTCCAAATATGAGATAAAGGTATCGTGAGTAACAGCGTCGAAGTCTTCGAATTCAATTGACATCTTATCGAAAATGAATTTCAGATATTCTGTAGCAGATTTCTTACCACCTTCGACATATAGGTTTTCAGCAAACCAAATAAGTAGCTCACCAATACTTGCCCAGCTAGAATATTTAGATGCGAATCCAAAGTATTCCACACGCTTGTCAATCAATTGTTGACGGATGTTGAGCAGGGCGATGTTTTGTTTGTTAGGAGTATATTCCCAAGCAAAGATAGGTGCAAAGTCATCAATAAGTTTTGAATTATGAATTCCTGCACGGTCAAGAACTAACGCACAGTAGTAATCATAGCTATCTTGCGTGTCTTTATCGTAGATCATACGTTCATACTCCATTTCATTAGCTTTAAGCGAGCGGATTGTGTACATCATATCGTCAATGACCTTACGAATTTCTTTCGCAGATCGTTTGTCACGATAGTTTAGGAATCGATCCTTCATTTCGAATTCGTCAAATTTACGAACAACAGAAATGGTGTCACCTTGTCCATCAGGCAAGTCAATAACTTCTTCAGTCATTGGATCATACTCAATCCCAGCAGCATTTTCATATGGAGTGATGTTACGGATAATCATACCGTTTTCTTTACGCCATGCATGTCCATCACCAAATTCAAGAGGGTCTTGGTCTTGTTCGATATCGCGTTCAAGATCCATCAGAGCATCACGTTCCTCGAGACGTTTCTCAATCTCAGCAGCTTCGTGTGCCTCCAACAGTTCCTCATACGAAAGACCATCTTCTTCCAACTTCTTTTCTTCCTTATACCATTTATAGAGACGGTAACCGGCATAGCCGATACCCGCCACTAAAACGGTATATCCCAAAATCTTCAAGTTTCTATTCATTATTGGAATATCCTTTCAAAATTTAATTAAGCTTGTTCGTCCGCTTCTGCGTAGATGTTTGGAGCGTAACGGTTGCGTGGGCGTTTCCAGCGAACATATGTTTGTGGAACCATAGCTTTAGCTTCTTCATCCCACATGTCAAATGTATCCCATTCAATATAGAATTGATCGGTGTCTGACCAGAAGAATGGTAGAGCAGCAGACGGTACTTCAAATCCAAGTTGTTCCAACACATATGGGAATGTCAATTCGCCCCATTTAGCCATTTTAGGAATCAGGATTTCATTGTAGATTTCTTGAATTGTGCGCTCATTGTATTCTGGTTCGCCAGGCGAGTTGAGGTTAGAATTCTTGAAATATGCACCATAGAAAAGCCCTTCGCTAGGTACTTCAACAGTAGTTTCGATTTCATTTCCATCTTCGTCAGTGATTGTGATTTTACGTGTGTCATGAGGAGTATCGAGACGTTTGAATGTTTCTTCGTCAAGAATTTCCTTAGCACGTTTGCGATAACGAGAATGTTCTTCTGTGATTACCGCGAGAGCAGCCGTAACAGCTTTGAGGCGATTGTTCTGTATAGCGTATGAAAGTCCGATAGCAGCGCAGCTAGTGACCCCAAGCAAAACAGGAATAGCAATATCTTTGGCAACCTCAGTAGCGATTTCAACTTTTGACGGGACAATTCCATCCTCCTTCATTTCCTCAAATTTTTCTAAAGTCTTATCGACTTTCTTAGCTGCTTGGTAAGATGTTACAGCAGTAGCAACAAGTCCTACACCCCCAACAATAACCAAGGCAAGTGGCGCATGTTTGATTCCAAAGTTTTTAGCCGCAACAAGACCACGGCGAGAGTTTTTAGCAAGATCTGCAAAATTAATTGATGGTAATTTCATTATGTGTTCTCCTTTTATAAAATAGTGTTGATAACTTCATTGGATTCTTCTTTGAGAAGAGAATATCCGCAGATGTTTGATAAGATGAATGATGAGTTAGCTCGAACCTTACGTTCTTTATTAATATGAGCATCGTGTTCAAACTCTAGAACCCCATCATTAATAGACAACCCTGTCACATTACTGAATAACAGAGGTTGTTGATTTTGATGCGTGTGTTTCTGATAAATCCTAACCCGCATATGTTTCCTCCTGTAGTGCTTTTCCGTGTTGCGCACGTTTGATAGCTGCATCACGGTATTCATCCACAATATGCTTGTATTGCAAATATGTAGACGGAGTAAATCCATGTTTGTTTTGCAGATCTTTGATTCGTTGTCGTACGCCACGTAAATGAGTGTGCATAGACTTGAAATCAAACACATCTGCGCTATTGATCATACCAATAGTCATTCCCGAAACTTGGTTCTGCTTAATTGAGATTTGTTCTTCTTTACGCATGAGATAATCGATGAGAAATGCGTACTCTGTTTCTGGAGTCCAATGCAATGAATAAGAGTTGATTTTGCGTACTGCAACCATAATTAAGCCTCCTGCTTTTGTTTAATAGCGATCTTGCGAATATCAGCACGTTCAAATACATGCTCGACGGTTTCGTTAATTTCAACCAAATGTTCAATAATAGTAACAGTGGTTTCGCTTCGTGTGTATGTTAATCGTAGTTCCTTACCGTATTGGTCTTTAGGAACGTAGTTAAAATATTCACGACTTCCATCGCGAAATATAACGTCAATCTTTGTAATCATTTAGGCCTCATTTCTTCAACCAAGCAAATGCTAGGATGATCCAACCAACAGGGCCAATGCAAAGTAAAAATAGTGTAGCAAGTAAGTTTTTCATTTTAGTTTCCTCCGTTTATCTTTTAATCCAATCCATGAATATGAGTAGCCAACCAATTGGTCCACAAGCGAACAAATACAAGTATGCTAGATAGCGTCTCATTCTTCACCCTCCTCAATATATTCAGATCCGAACATGCCAACTCGAATTCCGTCTTCCTTACAAATAGCATCAAATGCGAAATATGATTGTACACATCCAATAACATAGCCGATTCCAACCAAACCAATACCAATAACGAATTTCTTCATTAGTAAACTCCTAACTAAATTTCCTCAACAGGTGGGAATTGAATTGTATATCCTCCACCACGCGCAGCGACAATCTTAGATCCACGAAGATCTGTCCAACCATAAGAATTATCAGTAAACCTTGATGGAATATCCGATAGTTCATAGTAATCCGCCACAGATACAACTTTGTAATGCTCAAGGTTACTTAACATGATGTTAAAGATTTCCTGAGCTTCCTGCGCAGTCTCAAAGTCAACGTATTTCAACACATCAGATGTTTTCTCGGAACGACGATTGAATTGTCTATCGTAGTCAATACGTCCTCCTCCGCGATATGTGTCCATACGTGTTACATTGTTTCGTCCACGACCCCAGTATTGTGTAGGCTGTCGATGATAAATATAGTCATCGCCTAACACAGCTCTTTGGATCGCAGTTGTAGTAATATCGACGAAAGTGTTTTGTGCACTTGGGATAATAACCTCATGCACGAGATGTTGTACAACACCTTTGAATCCACCTTCTCCAAAAAATAGTAATCCCGCTCGAGATAACAAACTAGGTTTGCGCACTCGACCTTTAGCTACTGCTTTCTGCTTTTTACGCACAGCAGTCCCGTCATTTTTTTCTACCTTAGTAGATTTTTGTTTTACCTTATTGTAGTCAACCATTATACTCTCCTAACATTCAATACTGCAGACCATTCGTATGTTACAGGGTCCATTTGTTTCTTGACACCATCTGCAATATATGTTCTTCCTTCAAACCAAACACGATTATTATAACCATTAAGTTCGGTTGCTAGATCCGCCAACGTAATATCACTGGCGTTGTCTAATGGCACAAAGAATCTACCAGTGACAGGGTTAAAATCAGGGACATACATTGCGTCATAATCTTCTAATATGACCGCCATATATGTCTATGCCTCCTTTCATATGACAAAAAAATAAAGAGGGTATAATAACCCTCTAATATTGACCGATAATGTTTTATTCAAACTCAGCGTCAATAACGTCTTCGTCTTCCTCATCCTTAGATTTACCTCCAGCGAGTAGAGAAATCACGAATACTCCAGTTGCAACTAGTGCTGCTCCAACCAATACCTTCTTGGCTACCGGACGCCACTTCGCAATTGTCTGTGCGATAGTTGGATTCTCCGGTTCAGCCACGATTGTGGTTGTAACATCTTGCTCAACTGCAGCTTCTGCTGCTTTCACTTGCTCATCTGAGATAACCTCAGTTTGGTTTTCAACGATTTGTTCTTTTGACATTTGTTTGTCCTCCTTTTGTTTTATCGTTTCATTATCTGCTATGTAATTTCTGCGACTACTTTTTCCAAATTTTGGAAAGTAACATAATTGTAAAGACGATCCATACTGCTCCGGTGATTCCAATCACCACAGATGGACCATAAATAACGGCTGGAAATATCCCTAACGCAATCCCGCAGATAATTGAGAATGGTACAGATAAAACCAGCACAGCAGCTGTTAAAATAATTTTAACGGTCGATGTATTCAACTTCCTTAATCTCCTCTTCAGTTCAAAATGTTTCAAACTCCTCCATATCAGAGCGTTCGAAATGAATGGTGAGATTATCAGGGAGTTCCATTTGTACTTCAGAGCTGCAAGCGTAAAAATTATCACGAAGAGTGTCCATGTCTTTAAGTGACATTGGAATACGAATATGTTTTCTCATTAATATTTCCTCCCTAAACGGCGAATAGAGCCGTATTCATTCACCAGTAAAATAGTATTGACAAATCCATCAGTACTCGGGATACCGACAGACTTGTCTTGAATAGCATATTGCTTGTTGTTAATAACCAGCACATACTCACAATTCAAATCCAACATATGCACGATCGAAATAGGAATATCCACAACGACAGAACTAATTCGCCCATCAGATGTTGGGAATGTGTCCTCATATTTACCGCCAAATGTCGTAGTTGTCCCTTTGTAATAAATAGACAACGAGATGTTTTGTTTCTGTTCCATACCAAACTTACCTCAAATATGTATTGTCCTGCAAAGCTTGTTGCAGAAGTTCTTTAGTTGTAGACGTTCCAACATATATTCTGTCGAACATCACGTCAATGACGCTCAAGAAATATTTGATAGACTCTTTATCACGTTTGACATAGGCAGTCTGACGATCTTCCTCATAAGGCTTGAAAGATTCTTCAGATATGTTCATACCTATGTCTTCGTAATAAAATGCTTCGGTCAGCGTTAGTACAAGCTCGTCCACTAGTCGTCTAGATAATTTGAATAACAGCCCTTCCAAATCTATGAATTCTAGATTATCGGGGATAGTCATCATCATGTTCAAATATGACTTGTAATCTTCCTGAGCTTGATGCTCACACCAACTAGTTATAAGCCTATCAATATAGAAATCTTCAATCATGAATACATTTTGTAAATCCATGGATCGAATGTTTGCTATAATTTGGTTCTTGAAGTCATTACTAGATAAAATAACCTTTTTATCTTTCATGTTTCTTTCTGTCCAAACTTTCTAACATTTCTTTTCGCATTTCGTCCGGATTTCTGTTGAATTCAAATGTGACGGACTCAGCGTCTTCTTTCATAGATTCTTCGGTTCTATCTAAGACATGCTTGAATACGTCCGACATGAATTTTGTATCTTCATAAGATACGTCCGGATCATGGAATGCGTTCTCGTAATATCGTGAGTCTATGATTGATAGACATAGAGCATCTACAATTTTACGAGCAATTTTGAATACGAAAAGATTAGGATCTATCACAGTAATACCATCCGGTACACTTGCGAGGAATACGTAATATGCTTTGTAATCCTCTTGCGCTGGTGACATTTCTGTTTCAGGATCCTTCTCCTTCCATTTAGTGATTGCCGCCTCGATCAAAGATTGGTTAATATACAACATATCAGCTAGAGGCATATCTCTAACCATTGTTTCAACTGTCTCTTTGAATTCGGTAGACGACATAATATAACCTTTAGTCATCTTCAACCTTTCTTCTAATTCCGAGAACATCGGAAAGAATTTTAAGACCTTCCAAAGTCATTTTATCTTCTTCGGTCTCTGGCGTAAATACGTTTTTGAAATAGTTTTCTTCCATTATCGATAATCCTCCAGTAAATCGTTTTCAACAAGAGATTCCTTACAATACGAAAATATGATTGACTTAGCAAATTCTTCATCAATCAATGCATATTTGCGTTGAAGCACCGTACAACCAGGATACTTTTCGCTAGGACCAATGATCTTAGCCTCCATACAATATCCCCAATGAGGGATTCCGTCGATTGATCGTTCGTATGGTAGTTTTGAGTCAACAACATATTCGGATCGTTTAAACTCTTCTTTAGCGTAAACTTCATCCGAAAAATGATCCCATGTTGTATTCATAAGAATATTGTCAACTTCTCTGAGTTCATATTCATGAAAAGAAGACGCGTCGTATGTGAGGTCTTTCATATCATAGTCGGTAATAACAAACCCGATATTATCAGGATTCTTACGAACAGATTTGCGACGAATCGCTTTACTGTTGAATGTATAAAATGCAACGTCGTCAAGATCACATTTTTCAGAGATATTACTTTTACGTATACAACCTTTCCATTTGTTGTCTTGAGTTTTTATCAAAGTAATAATACGGACAGGAATATGCTTCCCATCCGTGGTATATACGCCCAAATATAACTTCTTTGTATCCACACGATTCACGATTAGTCCTCCTGTTTATCCAAATGACTCCACATAGTCTTGAAAAATACGTAGACCAATACAGCTGCAATTACGAACGAAATACCTGTTAATTCCCAAACTGACATATTACTTGTCCTCCTTCTTGAGTCCATGACGATCATGCAAATACTTTTTGATATGAATACGCAATTCATTCATAAACCTGTTGATACAAATAAGATCCTTGGTTTTGTAAGTGTTTGTCTTACGTTTTGGATTAAGATATTTCTTATAAGTAGCAACATCTTCTTTAATGAAGTTTGCATCGCCGTATGGAGTACCTTTAGCTAGCTCCAAATAATATTCAAGACGAGCAATACATTTTAGAGTACGTACAATCAATTTTGCTTTGTTTTTAAGACCACGTTTCATTCTTTGTCCTCCTTTTGTTTAGACAATAGATCCAAATATCCCATTTGGACGCCTCGTAGGTTATAATTACTAGGTTCTTTAACATAAATAATTTTACATCTAAACTTATATTCACACTCGGGAAAATCCGAATCTGATTTATTTCTAGTAATTTGTTCATGATCAATATCCTCAATCCAACCAAGAATATTTACAATGCATGTTGATCCTTTGATAGATTCGATTCGTTCCATACGATCCATCTTATAAAAATATTCCATATGAAGTTCTGTCAAATAATCTAAATCGGACGAATACAATACAACATCTGCAGAATATAGCCTTTCTCCATTATACAGAGTTCCAATATAATTATCATACTTACTTGATAGTTTGAGTTCTTTCATCATTGACCTCCGTATTGAAAGTAATCTTTCACAAATTCACGGAATGAAATATCTAAAGGATTCTTAACGTATGTTAATTCCATCATAAAGAAATGAGGACGTTCACGTTCATATTTAGAAGTTACAGTTGTATCAATATGGGAAATGAATCCGAGGATAGTTCCGGGTTCCAATTCCTTAATTCCTCTAAGACCTCTAGTCATCGATAATTCATCATAGGCTGGTTTGTTTGCGTCAAGTTGTTCCCAAACAGCTTTTCGATCATGTCCAGAAATTCTAATCGTTGCTTTGTATACATCTCCATAACCATGGTTATATTGGTATACGTCATACTCACCATGACACTCAAATACTTCATTAATGTCCGTACTATTTTCTGGTTTTAATAACATATTATTCTCCTTTATGTTTCATACCAAACATTCCTAGGCCAAGAACAGAAATAACAATACCTCCGAACAACAGATATGATTCTTCAGCATCTCCAGTAGCTGGAAGTTGTTTGCCTTTAGTAAAATAAGTTGTTTCTTGAACTTTGTTACCTGGTTGATCTGGAGTAGGAACTTCAGTCTTAGGCTTTTCTTCTTTAGGCGCAGGAACATCTGGAATTTTCAACTCAGGCAACTCCAATACCGGCGCTGGCGGCATCATTGGAATATATCTCAAGTCGATTTCAGGTTTATCCACGATTGGTGCATCATTAGGAATAACTCCTCCATTCCACTCAGGCTTGTCATATTTAGGTGCGTCAAATGGTACTGTGCCACCTTGCCATTCTGGAATATCAACAGTAGGCGCTGGCGGAAGCATAGGGATATCGTTCAAGTTAATTTCAGGTTTTGTGTAAACCGGAGGATCATTAGGTACAACCCCACCATTGAATTCTGGTTTATCATACACTGGCGCATCATTTGGTTTGTCGTGTTTAGGACGAGATTTACCAGATGCTTTACCATTACCATCATACAATTTGGTTTCAGCTTCATGTGACACAAAACCACCATTCCAGTTCGCGGTGAACAAGTTTGTTGGATTGTAGAGAACTGGAGTGCGAAGACGAGTCATATATTCAACCATGAGGATTTTGTTTTCGATCTTGTCGATGTGAGTGGTAAATCCATTCTTGTTGAATTTAGTGTTAGCCGCTGCTTGAGTAGCTGGAGAGTCGTATACCCAAGGATCAACATCCTTAACGTACTGGTAAATAAGGCTACCTTCAACGTAATCTTGATCATCAGACCATGTGTCGGCAATATTCACATCTTCCATTGTTTGACGTTTGTAGTTCAGACGAGCAACCCAATGGATAAGGTTTTTATCATTACGGTCTTGGTAACCGTATTTATACAATTCCTCATTTGGATTGATTGTTCCTTTAGAACCAGCCTTAAGCTCAACAATAGTACCGTTAAATGAAATATTGCGCTTAGTATTTTCTTGCACAATTTCACGGTTAATTTGTGTATGGAAGTTCAAGCTAATAGATTTGTCAAGAGGATGCTCTTGGAAATAGTTGTTGAACGTGGTTGTTACCGTACGCTCATTAGCTTTTACATCCGCAGTACCAACTTCAGTTTCACCAGTTTCATTGTACACTGGGAAGTTGTAGCTGGTTTCAAGGTTTAACTCTTCAGGGATATTGAATTTCATTGTATCCCCTTCGTTTATTTGTACTTCATCAGGAATATCTGTTTTAATGTTAACTTCAACATCAGCCCAGATGGAATCTTCTTCTTTCTTTGTTACGGTTACTTGAGGATCGGTTGCAATGAGTTCTGTAGACCCTTCTTCCTTTGTTACGTCCGCAAATACGGACTCAGCAACTACAGCAGAACCAAACAGAGCAATACCAAGAGTCATAAGTTTAAGTGTGTTTTTCATTATTGTTTACCTCATTTTTTGTGTGATTTAAGAATTAGAAAAAAAAAGAAAGAGCGTATTTAAACGCTCACTTGAATGTATTCACTTTCATGGTCACTGTATAGAGTTACGTTATAACCCGCCTCAACCATTTTACCATATACAAGATCGATATTGTTGCATAATGCAGCTAAATCAATTCCTTCGATTCCGAAATCCACAATATCAATATTTGTGATTTCGATTTCGTTGCATCGATTAAGATACCTTTCTGCAATTAAATCGTGTATATGATCCATGATTGTGTCAAGGCTGTCCTTAACCCGATTACGGTCTTCCAATTTAAGTGTAAGTAATTTGTTTTGCATATCTAAATGCCTCCTTCTTTTATTTCATTATACAACGTGTAATTACTGCGGAATCTGTACGAGTTTTACGTGACAGCCCGAGTCGAGTTTACGTTGGAATGAATCAAGGAAGGTTTTAGATAGGAAACGTTCCAATGTCGCTTCTACAGTTGATATCATTGACAATCCATATTTTTCAGATAATACAGTATAGTATTTTCCGTACTTAGGATCTGTTGTTCCTTCGAACATGTCGTATATGAATTGTTTGTTCAAATATTCCTCAACACTATCGCTATGAGAAATATAATATTTGACATAATTGTGATCCGATAACATTAGTTTAATAAACGCCGTATCAATTCGAGCCCTAGGTTTTAGAATATTCGAATTTTGTCGGTCGGCGTCAACTTGAATTAACGATTTGATGCTATGTGGATGATGAGCTTTATCAAGAAGATATTGCTTATATGCAATAAATTGATTAATAGCAGTTTCAAAAGATTTTATGTCATGAAACATATATGTGTTATACGTATCATTAGTACGTACGTAAATCTTTTTATTCAATGCATCATTCCGAACATTGAAGTAGATTTCGAATTTGTCAGACTCATCGAATGATACTCCACGAAGTTCCTTAATATACCGATAAAACTCTGTAAAGTCGATGCGATAAAACAGATCACGACCGATACCAGTCGCAACGCTAACTGCACCTTTTTCTTTATGAATATTCAAATACAGACGAAGTTGTTCTGCATTTTGAATTTCAATTTCACCAGCAGATTCTTTAGATTCTGGATAATGAAATCTTTCAACCCCTTCGGGTCTGAGTACACGTAGTCCAGAATAAAAACCAAGACTTGGCATAGGTTTATTCAAAAGATCTTTAACTCGTTCTGTATCAGTACGAGTATCTTCTTCAAAATCTTTATTATCAAACCATACAGATGCCATAAGAGCATAGTTTGACAAGTCTCGCAGTGTATCCGAAATACTTTCATCTTTGACCTTAGCTTCAGACTTAATAAGCGTGCGAAGACGTCTCATTTTGTCTTCCATACGAATAAGAGCTGCGATTAGCCCATATTCTTCAAGAGAAGATTCGAAAGAGTTTCCATAGTCAGCATTTTTATCAACAAAGGTTTGTAACAGTTCGTCATGCGCATTTTGCATATTTTCTTTTGTAATTTTTGTCATTGTCTGACTCCTTTAAATTTATTTTGAGAAAAAAAGAAAGGGTATAATAACCCTTACTTGAATTTAGATGACACCATACTCCAGACTTTGGACGTAATAATGTTCGTCTGTTCAAAGTTGAGTACCGCAGCCATACCTACAAAGTTGACGACAGCATTGAATGCCTTATCCCAAGTGATACTATATTTGCGCTCTTCATTCTTAAGAGCCAACAACTTAGCATACTTAATGGTCAATTTCAACACTTCATCAGTTGTAGTGGCGTAGGCCATTTCAACCTTACAAAGTTCCATTTGTTTGTCAAGTCCATCGTATAAGATGTTCATTAAAATATCGTACATTATTTGTACTCCTTTCTTTTTCTCATTATGGTATAAGTAATTCCTGCGATCATCTGTTTATAAGGTTATTTATTAGATTATAATCTGGTGCTAGCTGCCAAGATAGCCATACCGAGAATACTGTGTTAAATAATATCACGAATGGTAAAGAGATATTGATATACACAAGGACACGGTTAGGTTTGTGTTTCTCGTAATATTTACCATCATACATTACCTTGTTCCAATTATCAAGATCAAATGAATCGGTCCCAAAGCTAGCCATAGTTACAAATATCAGGCCAATAACCAAAATAATTGTTGAAATAATAATCCAATAGACCATTACATCATGCCATTTAGATTGTTCCTTCAGAACTTCATAAGAAGCAGCGATTTTGTCACCATATTTGTCTAGGAATTTTACAACTTCATCAGTCATTACCATATTCCTCCTCTACAAGGCGCTTGAATTGTTCTTCACTGTTCAATTCTTGCAGTTCAACATTTACTTTGTGGACATTATATACTGCCACACCAGCAACAAATAAAGAACATACGGTACCGAACATAGTTAGTACTGCAGCTTTAATTTGCTCCCGTGCGACGCCTTGACGTAGTCCGTGTTCATAAGCTACCTGCATTGCTGGATCTTCGAAATGTACACTTGGTTTTTGGTTGTCTGTTAATTTAAACATAATGTTACTCCTTTTATTTAATATCAATTGATGATAGAATCGCATTGTATGATTTTTCAATAGACTCTATCAAATCAGTCTTTTCGATAACCTGTTTGGCAATAGAATATGTGTTTGGATATTGATCTAGTAATACCATTATAGTATAGTAATAATTAGCTAAATCATCGACACGATTATATGCGCGTTTAACTTTGTGATCATTACCCTCAGTATACTTGACCAGTTTATACAATTCTTCTCGTTGTTTGGAATATGCATAATGATAGATCTCCATTTGATCATACCATTGTTTGCGATGATTTCCAAAGAAGAAGTAAATCCATAAGAAAAATGCCTCAATACGAGTTTTCATTATATTATCCTTTCAACATTAGTTTTGCAATTTCCTTGTCTTTAAGAAGTTGTTTGGCAGCATATGGCATAACCAGTTTTCGATGGATCGCGGATACACCAAGATATGATCCATAAAGCAGCAAAGAAAATGTGAATACACGAGATGTGATATCACGAAGAGCATTTACATTCTTTTCGGAAAATAGCGCCAAGTCAAGAGTGGCTTTGTGGTTCTTAAGTGCAAGTTCCAAGATCTTAGGATCAGTTGTTTCAATTTTCATGTTTATTTTCTCCTTTTAATAATTTGTTTTCCATAGCGAGATTTAAACTCTTCACGAAGTTCTGGTCGTCCACATTTGTCGAAACGATCTTCAAAATACATAGCCCAATCTAGAGCTTCGTACAATTTAGACATATCGTCTATTCGGTATTGCTCGTGATCGGGATTGTTATATCCACAGTAGTCTTTAATGCGCATAAATGCGTATTCACCACCGAGCATAATCACTAACTCAACCACAATACCATTCGCAAATGGATATTCATAGTGAGTCATGATTTTTGAGTCTTTTTGAACTACATGAGGGTTCTTCCTACCAAACTGTACTGGCCTAACATTTTTAGACATAGAGTCCCCTTTAATTTTTATCCAACAGTCCATTCATCTTGTCGATGACATTTCTAAGTTCTTGCTTATCTTTCTCCAATTCGACAATACGAATTTCGAGTTGATCGATATGCTTGTCTCGGTCATTATCGCCTCGCCGGTCAAGAACCTCAAATATACCTAATCCGAACAACACAAGTCCGAATAAGGTAAACAAAGCAATACTACGATTAATTTTCTTCATATATTAATCCTTTCTTTATTGAAATACCATCGGTGGATATAATCCTTTAACCCAACGATCAGTTTCAGCAAGCTTTTCTTTGGCTTTAGGTAGAGATTTAGCTTTATCGACAAATTCGTTAGCCTTGGCTAAATCATCAATTTCGAATATTGATTGGTTTACGCTAGAAGATGGATCATTTCCCTCAGAAGTTTTTGGAAAATCCACAACGGTATCATATTGTCTAATGTCTAGATATCCATCAATACGGGATACTGATAACACAGGTTTCTTATCACGATTTTCCATATCGTAAGACAATTGTACAACATAACCATTCTGGGTTCCATAGTAGAATGTTTTTAATTGACCTGATAACAGTCCCATATCTGGTTCAGTCCACATTTTACCATCCTTCATTGGTGGAGATAGTGGCGAAATAGGTGTTTCTGGCATTAAGATTTACCTCCTTTGAATTCAATAATTAGTGTAGAATATACCATGTCCATATCATGGTCAATGCCATACGACCTGGTAACATCAATAGTAGCCTTATATCCAGCGTCATTTAAGTCGAACACCAACTGTTGCATTATGATATGAACCGGGAACGTATCCGAATTATCGTATCCATTTTCTTTTAGAATTTTACGAATATCAACAATACGTATATAGATTGGATCAGATATCGAATTTATTAGAATTTCATTAATCCGCTCAATAATAGAGTCATAATTAATTTCCTTAGTCAATAATACTTCTAATCGTTTACGGTTAATTTCCTTAATAGGAACGATTTTATTCACCCATGATCTCCTTTCTAGGTTCATACTTTTCCTTGAGTTCCAAGTACTTGTCATAGTAATATGTGGCGGCTTCATCACGAGTCTTCCATCGATTCTCAATCATCTCGTATTGATGTTCCAATGAGAAGATCTTATCTTCCTGCTTTTTAATTGTATTTTGATACACAACATTTTTGTCATGTAACTCAATGGAATATCCAAGTAGTACTATTGTAGAAATTACCACAAACGCACTAGTTAGACCCATTATCCGTCGTCTGATTCTTTTTCGCATAAGCTTCCTCCGCTTTAAAATATCTTGTAATTCGTAGGTTGTTTACAGTTTCTGGATCCTTTAATCGATATCTCGTATCAAAAACATCTAAAGAAAGTCTATCGACATAAATGTCTGTAAACTTTTTAGAATGATCTCTACTAGCCAATCCAGGAATAAAGAACATAGGATTGAAATACCAATAGTCAAGGTCTTCATCAATATCAAACATTATAAATGGATTTCTGGCCGTATCAAATGTAACAACTGCAAATATATCATTGCCGTCACGAATCAATTTAGCTTCGGCAAATTTTTCATAAATAGCATTAACAAATGGAATATCTTGATGTTTTAAAATATTCTCAAAACCTTCCTCTGTCAAAGAATAATCTGACATTGGAATCTTACCATCCTTAATTATATAACCTTTGTAATACATCATAATTCCTTTCTGAAAAAAAATAAAGGCTAATTGTTAATTAGCCTCCAAAGATTTTAAATCCCAAACTCGTAATAGTTCGGCACCAAATCATGTGTAAGATTAGTTTAAGAACTCTCATAGTTCTTACCTCCTTTCATTATGATGTATGTAATTTATGCGAAATCATCACAAGATGTCTGATACGAATGGATTGACCGTATCCTCGGTCTGGGTTTACTGTTATATGTTCTGTAGGATCAGTGTTCTGAATCACCATACGAACAATGGTATTTGTTGTAACAAAGATGTCATACCTATAGAAATCTATACTGATATCTATAATAGACTCATTGGTCTCGAGTTTAAATGGAGTTTTCAAGAATATATTACCATTAATCTCGAGTCCCTCGATGGCTCTGTTATGAATATTATCCGATGATAACAAAATATCATCTTCGTCGATTAAGATAGATCTAACCCGATAGTCACTATCCATTGGTCTAACGGTCTTCAAAATAACCCGAATACTGCGTTGCATATTACAATCCTTTCTTTCCAAACAAATAAGATAGTACAAATGTAGCTATCCACATTCCTCCAATAGTTATTCCTAATATATCCATAATGCCCATTGTGGTAGTCGTCCTCGACCACTGAATTTAAGTCCTTCCTGTGATAATAGTTCTTGGTAAGCCATTGCTTTACCATCTGTAAATATCGTATGGTCATTTGGTGCTGATATTACGAAATGTGGCAACTCTGTGTAGTCAACACCGTAGTCTAACATGTCGCCAATTGTGTGAACATAAGTCTTGATAAGAGCGAAAGTGTTTGGGAAATCCCTAGAGCCAATGGAAAGCATCTTAACGCTAGATAGATGACGTTGTAGAGCATCTTTAGGTACGTCTATGTAGATGCATTTGTCGTAAGACTTTTCTGGGATAATAACTCCTTGACAGTATACTTGGTTTCCCGACAAGACCATATCAATCTTTGTCCTGAAAGTGTCGTCATTATGATTGTATACAACTTCAATCTTACGAATGTAGTTGTTGTACTTCTCGACAACGGTTGTATCGGACTTATTTTTTCTTTTGTTGAAAACAGGTATCCTAATCTTATCAAATGGCATCATAATAATCCTCCTTTAGAACTTTATAGGTGTTGGTAAATCTAGCCAGTAGCCTGAACGATTGTGTGTAATAGGCGCTGTACGAATCATTTCATCGTCCCAGCCGTGTTGTCGATCGTAGTTGTTATTAATAAAACCTAAAATAATCGAATAGTCACGACAATTAACCCATTGGTATTTCTTATACCAGTCAAGCATTTCTTTACGAACTTCCTCGACTTCTTCAGGCGTACGTAGCGGTCGTTTCGGAATAGCTAGTGGTTGTAACAAACGATCTTCGTCAATATTCATATTAGAACCTCCTTACAAAAAAAAATAATGAGACGTGTTGTCTCAAGAAAAAAGAAGAATGCGGATTTGCGGCATCGTCACCGCACTTCTATACGTTGTATAGCTGCTTTCCTATTTCACTAAGCAAACCCTTCTTGTGTTTATATTCCTCTTCATTATGATATATGTAATTTCTGCGAAAAAGAAAGAGGACTAATTGTCCTCAAATAACGTTGTACAATACACGGTACATGATGATTTTGTTATTAATGCTATTGTCTTCAACATAAGTTTGATAGCTTTAATTCTAGAATAGTTATCGTATTTTAACAATTCCATCAGTTCATTCTGTACCCCGCACAACTTGACACGATTCACATGTAGTCGTCTAGTATATCTATCCAGTTTAATATCAAACGGATTAGAATACTCACAACTTTCTGTATATTTGTGTAAGTAGTATGCATAGGTTTCGATCCAATCAATTGTTAGATTTAATACCTCATCTAGGTTTTCTGTATCCTTTATATCCTTAGTATCAAAAGGCATATAATACCCAAAATCACTCAATCTGTGATATAATACTTCATTATGTTTCATAATTGTTTCCTCTTTTCTTATTTCTTCATTATACGCCTTGTAATTAATACGAAGAGAAAAAAAGAATAGGCCGAGATAGCCCGTTCTTTAGAAACCTTTATTCTTTAAGGTTTTCAACACGTAATGTAAAGTTCTCATCCGTTCGTTATGATCCTCTGCATCTTTTAGAATATACCCTTCTTGCTCGAGTTTCTTAATTCTTCCCTCCTCAAGAACGGCATATCCCGCTAAACAGCGGAATCCAACTTCCCGTAAAATTCTTCTGAACATAGTGTGTTCCTCCTTTTATATAATTAGTTTTTCATTATGCCCTATGTAAATTATGCGAAAAAAGAAGAAGCTATTACGCTTCTTTAAGTGCTTCGTATTTGTTGTGAATTTCATAACAGATTCTACCCATTTCAATGGCTTCCTCTTGATGTTCACTAGCATACTCAACTCCTTTTTCATAGTAATAGCTTTCATCTTTTTTACCACATATAGTCATAAGTTCCATACTAATTCCTTGTAGTTTAAGATATGTATCTGGATCGATACGTACTTCTTCACCTTTCGGTGAGCAGTAATCGAGTGTATTATTGAACTCTCGTACAGTATTGTCAAACTCTTTGATTTGTTCTTCGGATAATTCAGTTGTATCCCGAAGAAACACCATCAAATTATTTAAATACTCACGAATAGCCAATATTTGCTCAATACCCTCACGAGCGGCAATTTCAGTAACTTCGTTTCCTTTATAATCAACATATTTTAACATAGTAATGTCCTCCAATAATTATATTTGTTTTCATTATTGGATATGTAAATTCTGCGGTTGTTTGGTGAAAAAAAAACAGGACCCGTGTAGGTCCTGCGTTGTGGGTTTATTATTCTGATTCCGAAGATACTACTTTATCCAGAGTATTTTCTATATTTGAGGCTGATGCTAGTTGTTTAACTATGCGTTTCATTTCGTCATGTTCACGAACAATTCTAGCTAATATATCATGTTCTATATTATTATCGCCCTCGACACTATAACCGTTTGTTAGATTATATACTAAATAATCTCTTAATTTAATTCTTTCATAGTTAGAATAATCGTCTTTATGTTTATCTCCTTTATACCTAATGGCGGCATTCATCATTTTAGCATCATATAGCCATCTTGACCACATACCATCATTTTCAGCATTTAAAATACCATTCCACGCTAGATACTCAACGGCGGTCTCGAAAGTTCCTTCTACCGGATTGTCGATAGTGAAATCATTCATATCTGAAGGATCAAAATTATGAAGATTTTCAAACTTTCCTTCGGAACTACCAAACATATTTTTTTTCAATTCTTCTAAATTAATAACCGTTTTAGCGTCTAGTTTGTTATTACCGATAATTTCATCAACTTCAACTTCAGTAATTTCTATATTTGGAATTTTATTGATAAATACTGTTTCTGATGGATAAAAAGATTTTGAATTATAAGTTTTTGATGAACTAGAACCTTCGCTTTTAACAGTGAAGAAAAAATTAAAACCCTCTAACGTGTTAAATGATAAACATACATCGCCAGTATAATCATCAACGATATTATGTTTCAATGTAATTTCTATAGGATTAGTAGCGTTTTTAATTTCTTTAGAAAATATTTGTTTATTACCCAATACAGTACTAATAGTAACATATAAAGTATTATGATCATTCTTTAAATATTTTTCAGGTAAGTGTATTTTAAGAGTATCCATTCCAGCTCTTAAATCCAAAGTTGTATTGAGAATTATATTTTTTGCACTTACAACCATTATTCATCTCCTTTTTCTTTTAATTGAGACAGTTCTTCCATAGCCTCAATATATTTTTGCTTGTAATAAGCTCCTTCTGTTTTGAGAGATTCGTTCTCCCAAATTAATGTGGACAAACGACCGAGCAATCCATTAACGGATCGCTCAATACGTTGGTTTTCGTCCATATCATAAATGTCTGGCATTCAGACCTCCTTTTACATCATCTTGACTATTTGTGCTCGGATATATGGATCTAACTTACCTTTAGTGTAATGATATCCAACAATACCAGCGCCCATAGCCACTGCTTTTGCTACGGCTTTAATTCTACGTCGCCTCTTCTCCGGGAGATTGTTCCATCGATCTCTAACATTTCGAATAGAGTTTCGAACGCCCCATTTCATTCCCTTTCTGCCATAATGGAGTAAAACATCTTTTGATGAGTCGATATGAACCAACTCTCCATTGTCATATATTTTCATTTAGTCCTCCTAAAGATGCCCGGCCATATCCGTAGCATCATCTAGATAATTGTCATCCATCCATTGGTCTGATTGAGGAGAACCGATACGAGAATATCCGTTAACCTTTTCATAGACGCGAACTCGAGAGCCAGCTTTGAACAGTTCTTTCTCTGGAGCCCCTCCATATGGTGCAGCCTCAACCCAATAGTCCTCTGTGACAGTCGCTTCGTAGTAAGGTTGCTCTGATTTTGATAGTGGCTGACGAGCGTCCAACTCACGTTCAAACGTGTTCTGAGCAGATTGTACTACGGTGGGTGGAAGAGAAGCCTGAGGTTGTCCGCCAGTGTATCTGTAGTAGTATACATAAGGACCTCCATTGATTTCCCAAAGCCAATCGTGATTGTTCTGACAAATAGTGTTATACCCGTAGTTACAGTGAATAATGTTCTCACTATCCACAAACATACCAGTATGTCCTCCAGCTCCAGCAGAGTATCCCTTCTGTCCCCAGATAAAAATGTCTCCTCTTTGTGTAGCGGTCTCTTGGTTTTCACCAATGAGCGTCCAACCATTACTCAACAACCAATCATGCATTGACTCTGTCGAACATGGCCATGATAATTTAGGCATTCCCGCTTCGACACCAGCAAAATACATGCTAGAACTACAGTCGAATGATCCAGGACCATTTCGGTATGTCATGGAATATGTTACACGATTTTCACGTGCAAACATCCATGCCAACCATACATTAATATCTACAGTCATATTATGTCTCCTTTCTATGTTCCTATATATTTGTGATTTCTTCGTTCATTCCAAACAGCGTTTGAAAAGTCATTATTGTTCACATTCCATCCTACATTGTTTAAATGCTCCCAACATCTCCATAGAGATTCCACAGAGTTACATAATCGTATCATGCTAATACCCTTAGAAAGTTTAGTCGGTTCAAATACGAAATGATATATACCATCTTGACCACCAGAGAAAGCATGACCAAGTAATATTTTATCACCAAAGATCTCCGTTTGGTCGACGTTATCATTTGCACGGAATATACGTATACCGGAGAAGTAACCAGTATCTTGAGATATCGTCCCGATATTATGGGAAGTTACCCCAATACCAACAAATACTCCTCCGTAAGCATCATCGCTGAAGTGAATAAATCCAGTACCGTCGCCTTTTGTACGGAATAACGAGTTGTTTGTAGTGGTAAATTCTATATTTGCAGCGGCGTTGAATCTCAAATAATTCCTATTCAAGTCAAATGTCAAACTTCCACTCTGAGATGCCAGAATTCCGCCTCGAATATAATTTGCACTCATTGTACCAGACACAATGTTGCTAGCATTTAAGTTTATCACATTCACTCTATTGGCATCAAGAGTGCCTGTAGTAACCTTACCAGCATTGACATTAGCGATATGAGCATCCTTGATCACAGCATTCTCGATCTTAGTATTGCCATCAAGCCAAATAGACGAACCTTTGATACGAACATCCGTACCAGTAGCATTGATTTCAGATACAACGTCATTGTTACTGTTAAGGTTTTTAACAGCCCAAGATCCTGCGAGTTGAGTAACCCTAGTAGAGATAGAAGTAATAGGACTGTATGGCGCTTCTTCACCTTTATTCCACATTATATTACGGAAATATAATGAAGATGAATGTGTATATACTATCGCAAATCGAACGTTCTTCCCAAGACTTCTAAGTTGAGTATATGCCATATTTTGAGACACTTTACGATAATCAGGACCCGCAGCTTGTCTTCCTGTGGCACTTACATCAACCGTCCAAGGACCAATTTCCCAACGTTTCTTATCGAAGTCGTAAAAACCATAATGAAATTGTTGAGACTCTGCCGCAGAGAAATAACCATTACCTAAAGGGTTTACTCTCCATTCAAATGATAAAGTCCACCTTTCACCAATTTTTATCTCATAGTTGTCCAGTGGTAATGAAATATACCAATATGGTTGGTTATTTGGTTCTGTCGTTTCGGCGCTAGGAGTTATGGTTCGAACCGGAATTGTGTAAAATAACAGTTCGGAATTGATTCCATTCGGTCGTTTGACAACATAAGGATTTGCAATATAAGTCAAATTCGTATTGATTTTTCTTCTATTGACAAGAACCCCAGAAGTCATATCAGCAAAATTATCGGTCGATAGAATATGGTTAATCACTTTAGGTGGCGGATTTAGAACCGATCCCAAAACGCCTCTGGCAAATACCTCGGTCTGGAATATTTCAGGAGTCATAACCATTCCTGTAACATTCTTTTTAACCTCGGATTCGTTTTTACCAATGACCCTCTCATAAATACCAATTTGGTCTTTGATCTTGTTGAATTCTCCGGTTTGTGGGAGGTCTCTAAGTTGCAGTAACGCACTCTCAGCTTTACTTAATGCCTGTAGTGTTCGTTCCTTGGAGTCTTCCTCAGCGTCTTTGATCTTCTGTTCAACTTCCGCAAAATGAGTTGCCACCGTTCTGTTGACATCATCTTCGAAGTCGCTGTCCACAACTCGCTTCCATTTTGATCCGTCCCAAATGTTGAGCTGGACCTTACCATTACCCATGTCTTTATACCAAAGATCTCCAGTTCTGGCAGAAGTTGGTTGAGTAGTTTGGTAGTTGATAATGTTATGTCCATCTGCTGTAAGGTTAACAATCTTAGACCATAGACCGCCCTGATTGTAGAAGATGTTATTAACACTCTGTTCCACCTTTGAGTTGACAGTTGACGTTAAAGATGACCCATAACTTGTCGATCCTTTACCATTATCAGAAATAACCATTGTCTTAATCTGTTCTTTAAGAACATCATAAGTTAACTCTCGTACTTTCAATGTTGTGGATAGGTTCCATTTAGACACCCATACATCGACAGTATCACAAAGTCCAATAGTCTCTAAACGATTAATCGTATATTCATCGAATAAATTACTATCTCTAAGAGCTGCCATCTCAACAGTCATCTGTATGCTAGGAATATCACAACCAGGGTTTCTAGATGTGAAATAATTTCTAGCGGTGTTATCAACTTGTTCTTTTGTGATAACTTGATCTCCATTACCTTGATTAGTATTTTGAAAATCACTTGAGAAATCTACAGGTCGCAAGTTCTTTTGAGAATATGAGTTATAGTACATTGACTTAACAACGTCACCAAATACATAAATCTCTTGTTGATCGTTTCCATTACCAGTGCGCTTAGTATACTTGGCATAAGGTAGAATCGCTGTGAATTTACCTTTGAAAGATACCTGGGTCTTAAAGTTCTCCATATTCTTTCCTAAACGAATAGTAGTAACATTTTGTTTACCACGATTTCTAAGGAAATGAATATACTTGTTTGTTCGTTTTATCTCGCCTCGCCATAAGTCAATAAGCGAACCTTCTTCTCCAGATAACACGCTTTGCATATTCCGAAGAAGAAATTCGAAGTCCTTTAGGTTATCGGTTATGTCTGTATAAAACTCATAAGGAACTGCTTCTGGACCACCAACAACATTTTGTTTAGCCAGCGCAAATGCTGTAGCCGGAGTACCTTTACCTTTAGCCGCTTTTACCAGCATACCATTTAGGTCATCCGTGATTGTCACGCATTTAGCTTTTATTGTCTGGTCTTTGGTATTCTTTTCTACCTCATAAATACGAAATGCGTGTGGTAAATCAGTATCATTAGGCTTTGCTAGAATGTAACGGTTCTCTTTGATTTCATGAAACCATTGTCCACTATATGGATACTCTAGTTCCAATTCAAACTCTCCATTACGGACCTCATGAACATCACACTCAAGAGCGTCCCATAATACACCAATACCATTCGACTCAAAGTCTCGTTCATATTGTTCATAAAGTATAGGTCTCATAGCAGATCCCTCCATCTAGGAATCATTTCCACTGTACTAATCGCACCATTCCAATTGATTTGTACCGATTGTTCTGAGGGCATATGCCAAAAGTCCTTTGATTTACATTTATGATTTGCGTTTGTAATAACTCCATTCTCATTACGATATACGAAGTATTTCTCACAGTCGATATAGATGTTTCCTTCTACACCTGTAAATATCATCTTCTTATATCCAACAGTCATATCCAAATCGCCATTACCAATTATACGGAATAAAGGTTTGGCATCGGACATTCTAGGATTTCTCATCCATCCTGCCTTAGGAATATTCCACCAAGAGTCAATAGTATCCACATAATACTTATATGGTTGTACCTTGATCTTTAGTTTGAATACCATGGCGCCGTTATAGTACCATTTGTTTTCAAATGTTGGTGCTTCAGTTAGTATGCACAAATATACCTTTTCGGGGTCAAAATATGGAGTCATCTTAAACTCGTATTGACCAAACTTGAAGAATTTATAGATCCTATTACGGGCTGTGGAAATAGCTGTAGGATCATCTACTCTTCCTCCATGATAAAGAAGAGTAAGTTCTACTTCAGTAGCTTCATATCCTCCATCATCATAAATCAAGAACCCATCATAGCCAGCAGGCTCTTTATGAACCTGCCGACGTTTGGGTGCTTCGATATCGGGACGATCTTGGATAAGTATCTTTTCAGTAGATGAATTTACTTTATTAATAAGAAATTCACCTGGCTTCAAACTTACCAAGCGATTTCCTCCCCTCTAGAACGCAAAGCTGCGTCACGCATATTCTTCAATTCATCCTGAACCTGACGGGCAAGTTCTTTAGGATTAATTGGTTGATTACCTCTGTTTTCAACATTAACATTAACTGTATATGTGTCGGAATTAGTAATCGTTGTGTTGCCATTTTGATTGAATCGATCAGTGTAACTTGATGGCAAGGTCAAGTTACCGTTCATCTTACCAGAAAGATTGTTCATGTCTTTCAGAAGAGATCCATCGAATACTGGTTTGACTGTTGGTTGAATAGTCATGTCAATGTTGTCCATAAGGAGTCCAGATAGACTATCGTCGACATTCAGAGCTTCAATGGCTTGATTGGCCAAACCTTTAGCAGTTCTGAAGATAGCAGATCCAGTATCTTTCAAACCAATCTCGAAACCTTGTCCCGTGAATTTACCAAGAGCTTTAGTAACCCGAGATGGTGAGTGGATATCCAATGCTCTTCTGATTGTTGCTGCGACATTAGACGCAATTGCAGAAGCAGTAGCGTAAATAGATCCAGCAGATGCTGCCAAACCATTTGCAAAACCGTAACCAGCATAGCTACCAGCAGAACTCAATGATACAGACGACGCCCCATTGTATGCTGAATATGCTAAACTAGAACCTGCTCCATGAGCAGAACCCGATTGTGAAGAAATACCACTAGCCACAGATCCACCGAAGTGAGAACCAAGAGAAGTACCTTGATTAAACACTCCACGGATAGAGTTTACAGAACTATTTGCCACACTAGAAGATGATCCCGTAATAGAACCAGAGCTTCCAGAAATACCGCTAGCAATGCTTGATCCAAATTGTTGTCCAATGGCTCCGCCTTGAGAGAACGTGCCTCTTACAGAATTTATGGACATGTTTGCGCTTGACTGAGCAGCAGATGTAATGGCTCCAGACTGAGACATCAATCCTGTGGCAATTTGTTGTCCAAACTGTACGCCGATTTGTTGTCCTTGTTGAAACGCCATTTGAGCAGACATAACTGCTTGTACAGCTAACTGTTGGACAGCCATAATCACCATAGGAGCAGAGGCCATAATACCTTGTCCCAAAGATGTTCCAAACATCATAGCTCCTTGAGCCGCTTGTTGGAACGCTGCAGGAACAGTTTGTAGTGCTGCTGCAAGACTTGGAACAATTGCTCCAAGTTGAGTAAATCCGGCTACAACAGGCATAATTCCAGAAGCAGACATCATGATAGATGGCGCTAACATAGAAAATGCGGCTGCTAATGATGGGATAGCCGGAGCAAGTGTGGTGATTGGTGTTTGTAGGTTCTGGAATGCTGAGGATACTGTAGGAACAGTTCCTGCTAGACCCGCTAATGCCGCATTCATCATGATAAATCCAGTAGACATCGCCATGATACCGCCCGCAGAACCGGCAAGACCCGCGATAACACCTTTAAGTGATCCCAAGTCTTTTGTGAATCCCACAAGGTTACCAGCATATGACGCAGAGCCCAAACCAGTTACGGCTGCAGCAACTGCTGTAATACCGGCAGCGCCAGCTATACCATCTTTGGCGATAATTGATACGCCTTGTGCAAACAATTTGAATCCTTGTCCGGCGTTCTTAGCAGCGTTACCTACAGCGTCGATAATAGATGCCACACCTTCAAATGCAGACTTAATACCATCACCAATTCCACGGAATACTTCAGCAACCCCTTGAAGCGCGGATTTAACACCTTCACCAAATGACTTGGCAGCATTACCCACTCCTTCAAATACAGATTTGATAGCATTACCAACAGACTCGACAATAGCTGCTACTCCTTCAAGAGCAGACTTAATTGCTAGACCAATACCTTGGAATGCATAACTTATTGCTTGTCCGATAGACTCAACAATGGCAGCAACTCCTTCAAGAGCCGATTTAATTGCTAAACCTATACCTTCAAATATGGACTTAATTGCTTCGCCCACCGCCATAATAACATTGGCAAATCCATTGATTGCTCCGACAATACCATCTATAACAGATTGTACGATCGACGCAATTGACATGAATAGAACTTGCAACGTCATGAAGAATGACTGGATAGTAGCACCGATTGTGGTGAATACAGATTCGATGGTTTGAACGATTTGTATAATAACATCGGCTACCGATTGGACAATAGACGCGATATTACTAAACAATGACACTAAAACATCTGCTACCGATCTGATAATATCAGCTAGACCTTTGAATAGTTCGATTAGAACCGCTGCGATTGGTCTAAGAATAGGTGCTAAAATATCAGCCAAACTCTTAAGCGCATTAAGAATAAAGTCGATTACTGGTTTAAGAATTTCGACAATAGCGTTTAGAATAGGACCAACTAGACCTTTAAGTATTCTGATAGTTACATCGAGAATAACCTTGAACATCTTTTGAAGTGCTGGTACTAATCTATCTCCAACCTTTTCCAAAGCACTTGCGACAGACTCAGCAAATTTGATAGCAATCTCCAAACCGGTTTGCACTAAAATATCCATGTTTTCCATGATTGATTTAGCGAACTCAGTTAATAGCTTAACAGCAGCAGAGAATAGTTGAGGCATAGACTGTGCCATTCCTAATAAGAAATTAGTAATCATGTCTATACCGGCTTTGATTATATCTGGAATAACAACAGCCAAACCTTGTAGGAACATTCGAACTAATATAATAGCCGTCTGCATCATCGCAGGACCTTTTTCTACTAAGGTTTTCATCATGCCAGCGACGCCTTCCACTATAGCTTTCAAAGCCTTAGGAGCGCTATCTGCTAACATGGCTAGTGCAGCTGCGAATGCTAGGAAACCTAAACCAGCTATTAATATAGACGATGCTGCTAAAATACTAGATACCCCAAATGTTATAAGGGCTCCAGATAGTGCAGCTAATCCAAGTGCCAATGGTCCTGCTAAAGCTGCGGCTATTAATAGAATCGTTAAGTTGCCTGCCAATGCGGCGAGACCGACCCCAACGGCAACTAAATTAAGCGTTGATAGTAGGTAAATTGGAGCCGCCAACATAGTCAACGCTAAAGCAAGACCTATTAGTTTTAGAGCTCCTCCGCCGCCAATATCATCAAGGACTTTCATTGCGATTACTAGTTCCGCTATCACAGCGCCAATAGCTACAACAGCAACTAATACACGATCCCATGAATGACGTGCTACTTTGGATAACGCCTCGCCAATAACATATAACATTAGAGATGCTGCTAATAGTTCACCAAAGTCACTGGTAACGTTTTGCGATGCTTTCATGACAAATATGACAGAAGTCAAGACTGCTATTATAGCACCCGTTGCTACTAGGACATTTTGCCATGGTAAATAAGCAACTTTGACAAGAGTGTCCCCAATATTGATTAACAATTGTCCGAATGTACCAATCAATCCCATAGTCGCTAACGCTGATACAACGTCTCCTTGGGACGTTGATACATATTTAGCAGCAATAGCTATACCTCCAATGATAGCTAATATAGCCGTTGTTGCTGCCGCCATAGAAGTAAGATTCATCTGAGCTAACAGAGATATACTTTCTGCTATTGTATGAATCATTGCAGTGAATGTTATAAGCGCTCCGAGTGTCCCCAAATTAATCTTAACACTTTTTAGTAGATGAGTAACCCCAACAAGTCCAAGAATAACTCCAGAAATCACAGATACGCTCTTTATCAACCCTTCGTCAGATACCGTGGACAATTTCTGAACAGCAAGCGCCAAAACGTACATTGTTCCAGCAAAAGTTATAAGTGTTAATATGGCTCCTAGTTTTACTTTAACCCCGTCAAGCAATTTGGTAGCTAAACTTAAAGTAGCCAATAATCCCATTACTGAGAATACCGCACCTGTTAAAGAATCTGCTGGAACAGAGGCCATCTTTTGTACGGAATCCGTTAGCATTTTGACGGATACTGCGAACGAGATTAAAGCGAAGATAGATCGTAGAGTTACTTTAACTCCATTAAGAACTCTTGTTGCTAGAGCTAAAGCTCCCATCAAACTAACAACACTTAGAACTCCTCCAACCAATCGTGTTGGGTCTAATCTTGTTATATCAGCTACAGCAGATACTAATACCTTCATCATTAATGCCATAGCAATCATACTGAAGATGTTTGAGATAGGTATACGTACTTTAGAGATTAATCTAGTAGCTCCAGCCATTGTGAGCATGACGCCAGCTAATGCTGTAAGTGATCTACCAATCTCTTCCCAAGAAAGGTCTTTTAGTTTTACCAAAGTCCCAGCTAGAATTCTAAGCGCAAGAGCTAATCCAATCATCTTGAATACGCCAACTTGTGCTCCTTCTATACCAGACATACCTTTCATGCCCGATACCATAATTTTCATAGCGCCGAACATGGCTAGTAAAGCATTACCAATTTGTCCAGTATCTAATTCGGCAACTTTCTTCATCGCCCCAGCTAGAATTCTCATTGAGATAGCTAAAGCTAGCATAGTAGCCGCTCCTCCTTTAGGGAAACCATTAGCAATAGCTGATAACTTCTTCATTCCCGACATGAGAATTAAGAACGTTCCACCGATACCAATAAGACCTCTTGATAGAGATGGCATATCCATCTTAGACAATTCTTTCAAAGATATAGTTAAGATTGCGATTGCTGCCGCAATAAGAATAAGAGCACCAGCGTTAACCAAGTTAGTAAACGCCTTCAACGAATGACCTAATTGGTCAAACACATCTATGAAAGACTCTTTAAGAGTTTTAGCATCTTTAACAAACGAATTAAATACGTCTTTGATTTTATTGAAGAATGTTGTAATAACGCCATCTTTAATTTGTTTACCTTTTACATATCTGTCAATAGCAAACAAACTAATCAAAGCTGTTACAATATCTCCAACATTCATGGCTTTCATGAAATCAGCAGTCTTAGCTACGATATCTTTAATCCCGCCCATGTATTTGTCAAACACGCCAGATATTTTACTAAATTTATCGCCTAGGTATTTGAATAGACCATCGAATCCTCCAGAAAATGCTGCGTTTGTTTCTGTGATGAAGTTCTTAAATCCTTCTAGAGATGGTAATTGAACATTTTTGATGGCATTAAATGCCGAACCAATAACACTACCAATCGCTGAAAAAACATTTTTGACAACATTACCCATGGCTTGGAATATACCAAACGATTTAATACCTTGTTCTAACCCTTCTACAAATTCACGGATTTTACCAGTGATATTCGCCAAAGTTGTAGCGAAAGTTTTAAACCCTCCGCCGTCTCCTCCAGAAAATGCACCAAAGAATTGACGAACAATAGTTACAGCAATCTTGAATATGGATACAAGAATTCCGAATACATTACCAATTGTTTTACCAATAGCGACTAATCCGACCATAACGTTATTTGAATTCATTATTCCATTTAAGAAGTTTGTTATTGAGTCTGCGATATTCTTAAATGTTAGAATAAGTCCATTACCCGATCCAGCAACAATACTCATACCGTATCCAACTTTAGATAATACAGTTCCAACCAATTGGAAAGCTGTACCAAACATTCTACCAATAGACGTCATAGTTCCTTGAATATACACATTCTCGGATAATGACTTAGTAAAATCTCTAAATTTGAATGTTAGTTGAGTTAATATAGCTGCAGACTCTTGATAGGTTCCTATTACAGAACGAAATCCAGATCTTAGACTATCAAGAGAGCTTATCAAGAATTTAATAGAATTAGTAATTCCATCAAATAATGCTTGTTGTCCGCCCATATCTTTCCAGGTCTTCAACATAGCGTTTCGATAGTTACCTAGCGAACGTTCCATTTCTAGAACGGGATCATAATACGTTCCTTGGTCGTCTTGGACAAATGGATTGACAATATTACCAATATTTGTCCACATTGATTTAGCTTCTTCAAATCCACCTAGTAAATATTCCCATGATTGAGCCCATCCAGAACCAATCGCTTCTTGGACAGTACCAACTAATTGACCAAAGGATTTTACTTCAGTGGCAGCGGCTAGCATTTGTTTATCAACTGAAATTTCTTTCAAAGTGGCAATAAGAACTTCTGAGGTTAACCAACCATCTTGTAATGAATCACGGAAAGATTTTGTCATATCTCTGGCATGACCCATCTTTTCACCCATAGCGGTTAGTCTGTCTTGGAATAATTTACCACCCATACCAGCTCTAACCACGGAGTTCCAGTCCTGTAACATCACCTTACCAGAAGCCAATGCTTGAGATAACTGGTACATCGCAGTAGACGCTTGTAGAGTGCTTGATCCCGAAGCCGCTGCTAGGTTGGAAATACCTTTAATTGCCGTTGCCGAATCTTCCAATCCAACCCCTGCGGCAGTAAAGGTACCAATATTAGCCGTCATATCAGCAAATGAGTAAATTGTCTTATCGGCATATTGGTTCAAATCTTCAAGAGCTTTTGAAGTTTTTCTCATACGAAGAGTCGGATCTGGCGTTTCCCACTCTGTATTTGCCATAATAGTTTGGATAGATCCGAGTTTGTTATTATACTCAGCCAAACCATCAACAGGACCTCTAAAGAATTGCGATCCGAATTGAATGGATTTTTGAATCATGCTTGCCAACACATTACCCAACGCAATATCCATAATAGATAATGAGTGTTGTACTGATGTGGCCGCATAATCAAAAGCACTAGTCAATGGGTTTAGATTTACTGTGCCGGCTTTATTATTTAATTTGTCGATTTCACCAGAAGTGTTCGAAAAGTTATTACCAGAATCTGTCTTTCTAAAAATACTCTTTAGTCGAGCAAGAATACTTCCTGTTTTGCTAGTCTTGCTAGCCACTTCAGTATTCATTTGATCTATGGATTTACCAGCACCGCTAGTATCCATATTTTCAGTGTTTCGTTTAAAGATGTTTCTAAGACGAGATAATAGACCGTTCGATTTTTCTGTTGAACTCGAAATTGCCTGGTTCATTTTTGCCATGTCCTTAGCAACATTATCTGCAGCACCTTTACCGCTAACTTTAGCGAATGCAGCTTTCAGCTTTTCTAATGCAGACATAGTGTCTTGAGCATTTTTGGTAAAGCCTTTATTGTCTAAGGTGACTTTGGCAATTTTTTCGTCAACATATCCTGCCATATTGTCTCCTATTTAATCATTTCTTCTAAAATTTTACCTATGCGAGATGACCATACATCATTTATCGCTTGGGTAATATATGGTCTAGGCGGAACATACCCTCCGGTACCAGTTCCATGACCATAGTGAATTATACGAGCTATCGAAACTCCCTTGTTTATGTTGGAGTTTGTTATCTCTATAACAATATTGTCACCATTTTGATTGATTGTGTAGTCCCAAGAAGAGGCGGTCTTTCCGCTACCAACCGGAGTCGTCTCCGATAATCTGTTAGTTAACATCTTGGCCAACTCAGTTGCTGGACCTGAATTCTGCTTCTTAAAAGAACGTTTCAACCAAGCTTCAATATTGTTGAAATCTCCGCTAGCTGTTATTTGCATTCTGTTTCTCCTTCTCTTCCATCTCTTTGTACAATCGAGCTTCCTCAGCCCTACGTTGTTCGATGATAGATCTTTGCTCTTCCATAGATTCTGTCTTAGACATTTTCTCTGGGGGAGCTTGTAATGAATTAACAGTATTTATAAGTAACATCAGCTTGTTTAGATTTCTATTTTCCCATTCAAATGGTATTCCATTAATAGCCATATGAGCATATAGTATCTCTGAGGTAAACACGGACTGTCTTTGTCCTGCTTTAGACTTCTTTTTACTTTTAGGTAAGACCGTTGCTGATGGTACATCCTTATAGATATATTGTACGATTCTGTTATACTGATCCACATCTAACCGGTTAAAGTCGAAATTCTTATCAGTACACATTATCTTAACAAAATCTAAAAGTTCGTCATCAGTAAGATCCTTGTTATCAAGAAATCTCTTCTTATGTTTTGATTCCCACTCATCTAAATTCTTTAGAGTGTATCGAAATTCTACTTTTTGCTTAGGTCTATCAATGAATCTTTGGTTCTCATCGTCAAAAAGCGACAAAGCGTCGACTTCGATATATAAGAAATCGTGTTTCATAGATCATACCTCAATTTAAAAAAAAGCCGATGAGTAATTCCCATCGGCGAAACGATTAGCCTTGTTGTAATGCTTCTTTATTAACGAGTTCGTCCAATCCTTTAATGGATGAAAGAATTCCTTTAACAAATGTTAGCATAGAGGTTTCGTTTTCATGAAGATCTTCGATCAATTGACCAAACGCAAGAGATTGACCAAATTCTTCACGAACTTCATTGTTCTTGACAAACCGGTCACCTTCACGTTTACCATAGGCGGAAAGGATAAGATCCTTGAGGAGAGCGTACAAAGCGGTCAAATCTTCGTTCTTTTGAATTTCGTTGATACGAGCTTCAATCTCCTTACCGCCATGTCGTCCTTGGAATTCAATCAACTCAATACGAGTAAGATTGAAATATTCTTCAGTGGTCACTGGACCGTCAAAACCTTCATAATTGATTTTTTGCTTTAACATGTAGTTCTCCTATTCGATTAATTATTTAAGCAAGTTGATAACTTCTGCTGGTGTAGGCAATGTTGAGTTACCTGTTTCGTCACCGTAGACTTTAGCAATAAGCTTCTTCCATTTAGTAGCGTCAACTTTAGTAGAATCAACAGTGATTACTGAAGTTGGTTTGAATCCTGGTACGTCTACTGGAGTAGAAGTGATTGACCATGATGGATTTGCTGGTTCTGGACTATCAGACACTGTTTGGTGTTGACGTTCAGATGGAGCAGCTTTACATCCATACCACAAGTGAAGTTTAGTTCCGTATTCGTTGAATTTAACTTCGTTACCAATGATTGATTGGTATGCGAAACCAAACGGACGACGGTTTTGTTGGTGAGCGTTAGCACCTGCTACGATTTCAGCCATACCATCACATACGTCGAATTCTTTAGGTGAGCTGAATGCTTCGATAGTACCTTCGAAGTTTTCTGCACCAGTCAATGAAAGGTATTTGATGTTGTCTGCGTATTGGTCATTAGCCTCAGCACCACTTGGAGATTCTTGAACGTTAGTCAAACCATTCCAAGCAACACCTTGGTTGTATGTACCAGTGTCGCCCATAACGAACAAGACACCTTTTGAAACACCAGTTTCATAAATACGAGAACCAGTTTCAAGATATTTAAGTTCAGCCATTATTTAAATCCTCCTAATAGCTTTGTGTTATAGTAAGAATTGAGTGATACAAATTATCAATGACATAGTTTGAATCGAAGGTAACATTTTGGAATTTCTCCATAATATCCTCAACTACCGGCGAATCTGGTAGTTTAGAAATGACTGTTACCTGATACATGTCTCTATGAAAATACCGAACGTCATCCGCAAACCTAGACTGCTTGTCGGAAAGCTTATAGATGACGCATGGGTATGTGATTTTTGTATTTGACGTTGAATTATAATAGAGAGCGTAGCCGTGTTCTTTTAAAACTTCACGGAGTTTCTTATCAAGAAAATCTCGACGATTTTTAACCATTATAGACTCCTCCTAATGTAATGTGAATTCTTGGCGCTTTAATATCAAATGATTCCACTCTCCATTTAACACCATTATATTCTACATATTTTAAATTTGCAATGTTGCTCATGAAGAACTTATTTATAACAAGGGAGATTTTGTTATTGTTTAGCAAATTATCATTAGTGGATTTGTCGCTATTTTGATTACGCCAAATCTGACCGAGAAGCTCTCCGCGAAACTTCTTAGTCACGACTTTACTCTCGAAAACGCTGGGCATGTCTTCGCGCTCGACTTGATCAAGTTCAAACCCAGCGATGCCCGTTAGCTTCATGATTAGCCGCCAGGAACTACAGCTGCAGCATCTTTAGGTGTGAAGTAAACAGCAGCTTTGGCACGTACAAGAGCACCTGAAAGACGAGCTTCAATCAAGTATTTCTGTTTGTTGTAGTCGATATCGAAGTCTTCGAATGAAGTTACTTGACCGCCTTGGTTTGTACCTACTTGGTAGTCTGCCAAGTTAACCATGATCATTTCATCTTCCTTCAAGAAGTTAGTTTCGACGATTTCTTTAACACCAAACAATGAAGCAAGGTATTCTGTAGTAGCAGGTTGTTGTCCACCGAACACCCATTGTTCGTTCTTGTTACGCAAGAAGCGAAGTTTAACCAAGAATGTTGGGTTTACATAAAGGGTTGGAGTTCCTGAACCATGCATCTTAGTCTTTTGGTTAGCAACAGTTTCGAAGATATCAAGCAATACTTTAGAATCGTATTTAGTCTTGATTGTGTAGAAGTCGTCATCTTTAGAGATTGGACGAATCTTAGTTTCATCGATCTTGTCTTGTGAGCCAGTAGCACGTCCGTCCCCTACAAGGATTGCTTGAGCGATTTCGTCGTTCAGTTTCATACGCATTTCTTGTTGGAAGAAAGCAGCGACGTTCAATTGTTGACCCATGTCGATAGCATCATCACGGTCGATTGATTGTTTCTTGTAGATTGTCTTAGGATCTGTCTTACGAGTAAGGAAAGAAATGATTTGTTCTTTCTTTTGGTTACCCTTGATGTAACCTTTGGCACGAAGATTTTCTTCAGAAAGGTCTGACAGGTCTGACATGATAGATTTAACAAAAGCAGTAGGTACTTTTGTAACAGCTCCAAGAATATGTTCAGTGGCAGTGTTATTAGAGTAAATTACTTGTACTCCGCCGCCAGTAAGAGTGTGTTCTGGGAACAACAATTCAACATTGTTCATTGAGTGTTTCAGTTCGTCTTGTCCCATTTCAGAAAGAACATGAGAAACTTTGCGACCTGATTCTTGAGCAACTTTCATTGCATGAGTAAGTTGATCTTTGATAGTAGCAGCTTGGCTATGAGTGAGAGTATCACCTTCGAAAGCGTTAAAATGCATTAACTTTTCTCCTTCATTGTCTTTTTGTTCAATTTCAGCTGGAGTATCTCCGTCTTCAGCTGGAGTATCTTCTTCTGCTGATATAGCAAGTTCTTTTTCGATTTCGCTAAGTACTTCTTCAGCGGCAGCATCAGCAGCAGCGTCGACAATAAGAGCAACGGCTTCTTGTTGTTCTGGAGTAAGTGTTTCCAAAACTTTGTCGAGCTCGGCGGTTGCTTGACCTTCTTCAGCATGCTGAATACGATCTAACAACGATGGTTTACCCTTCGCTTCGCTGATAAGAATATCGCGAGCAGAATGGATGATTTCATTAGATTCCATAATGATGGTTTCCCCTTCCTCAGGATTGTCGGAATGTCGAATGACTTCCGTAATTACAGCACCAGGATTTGCCCCGGCAATTACCAATGATACTTCATAGATATTGCCATGAATAACGTCATTGGATGGCGTACGCTTAATTCGGTTAGCCCCAATTGACATTGACATGACATCTCCATGCAGCACCAACTCTTTAGCAGCTTCGGCATTTGGTGTAGAGTTGAAGTAACCTTCACAATACATGCCTTCACTGTCTTGATGGAGTATTACGTGTCCAATGACGTTTTCTGGGGTGCTAGGATCATGCGACCAAACTAGCGGAACCTTTTTACCGTCATTATCCTCGAAAGCTCCATGCTTGATAGTGACTCCATCGGTACAAAGCAAATCATTTCGTGTTGCATACCCGGCGAAGTCATAAGCTGGATGAGTTCCCATGTGTGTCCTCCTATTTTATTTGCTTGGATTTTGAAGTTTCTTACTGTTCTTCAGGAGGATAGTAATCCTCTTCAGTTTCAGCATAATCTCCTTCAGGGGACTCAGCAGACCCAGGCAAAGAATACCCTTGATTAGAATCCGCAATATTACGGTTATACAGTTCATTAGCCAAAGGATTGGATGATGGACCATAACCAATAATAGCACGGAATTCATTAGGTGTAAGAATAGAATTTCGAAGAAGCGTATCACCAATGGTTGCTAGCTGTTCAGTAGGAACAAGTTTAAATGGATCAGTATATGTCACAATACGATGACCTTGGGTGTATCCCGTTTTAGTGATATACTTTCTTTGGAATTCTTCTTGTATTCTTTTGGTAATCGGCTCGATAGTACGTGTATAATAGTTTTGCATTTCCGAAGCGGACGCAGTACCATTAAATACGTTCTTTGTTAAACCGATTTGATTGAGAAGTTCCTCTGTTAAGTATTTGATCTCCTCCATAAGAGTAGAAGAAATTTGTCTAGTTAACTGAGTAATCTTCTCCTCTGACGAAATGTATGCAATACCAAGATTTGAATCTTTTAGCTGATTTTCAATCGCTTTGATACGATTTTCAGCTTGGTCTTTGTAAACATCTGCCCGAGTAGGATATGGTAATTGGAGAATCATATTCAAACGATTAGATACCAACTCCAAATCCTGTTTGTCCAAAATTGATAACTTTTGGATTAGTCGATCCATAGTCGGATTTTCACTTCCGAGAATGGAATTCAAAGGATTCTCTATAATTGCGACCATTTTCTTAGGCACAATTATTTCTGAGAAGTCACCCTTGTTTTCGTTATATACTCGAACACGTATTCTTGTCGGATACCATTCAAGAACCTTTCCCACCCTCATGGATGAGATATTATACGAATCAGACGTACTGGGATCTATATCAGCAGTCATAGGAACCACAGCAACTACACCCTCATCAAATAGAGAGAATACTAGGTCATGGAAAAAGTCCGTACTAGTCTGGTCAATATTAGCTTCTACTTCAAATAAACGTTGTAAACTAGATGTTTGAACAACTTGATTTTCAGTAGAGTCGTCAATACCATCATTTACGATCTTGACATGCTGATATGTTACCATTGAAGCATCCATAGCAATCCTATTAAAGATCATTGATGCGATCGAAGATCGTTTATATGTCCTTTGTGGAATTGTACTATTCGGATTTAACGCTCGCGGTTCAAAGGTTTGCTGATACTTAGGATCTGTTTCCCTAAGACTGGGTTCGTTTGGCTTCTTTGCAAACATACTCCAAGCATGTCTGACGTTATCCATTATTCCCATATTGCTCCTTCGTTGCGATTTAGTCGAATAGATCTCTGTGGCGGGTATAAGCCACCCAAGCATCTATTAAGGCAGCTACATTATCTATCTTCTCGGACGCTCTCCGTTTAGACAATTTGTAGTTACCATTGTTGTCTTGAAGTGCTACGGCATTACCCATAGCAAACTTCATTAGTTCTTCGTCGAATATTAACATTCGATTTGACGCTAGATTTTTAAGTTCACCCATAGGTACACTTTCAGTTTTAGCCCCTTGAATAACTTTTTCGATACCAAATTCTCCATTATCTCGAATCCATCGTTGAACGAAGTCACGAGAGTTGTATGGGTCATATCCAAGAGTATAAACGACATATTTATGCTCTAAAATAAAGTCATAAAGGTCATCATAAACTCTATTCATATCTAAAAGCACTCCAGGAATAACTACCAGCGTACCTTCTGCTATCAATTCGTCGTATTTATTACGCATCGCAGCAGTGAGTTTCTTTAATTTGGCTTCGGATACATAGGATTTAGTTTTTACACCAAATCTACCGTAACCAATTGGAAACAGGAAAGTGAAAGCACAGAAGTCATCCCCTTGTGATAAGTCAGCGCCCATTGAGCAGACGAGTCCATCGAAGTTTTGAGGTCTGTGTAATTCTGTTTCTTCATAGACAAAGAAATATGTGAAACCTTCAACAGGAATACCGAACCTTTTAGCAAGGATATCGGCTCTCGTTGCTGGTTGAGTCTCTGCACGTTCAACATCGGCTTGATATGTTTCATAAGAAACTGTTACACCGAGGTTAGGATTTGCTTTAAGCCAGGTCTCTGGATACGGAACCTCACGAACATCGTCCAGACGATAGTACCATATAGATACATGAGGATTGTTGTATCGACCTTCTAGTATGTCCATTAACTCCATTTTGATTGTATCACCAACACCATTACGGGCCGTACCTTCTGACGAAGTAGCGACAATCAAATAGTTGGTGTTCTTGGACGCCCCTTGTTCTATAGGTCCTATGACGTCCTCACGGATCTCGCCCGAGAGCCATTCATCTACAGAGGCATACTTACAACGCAAACCTTGAAGTCTATCCGTCGACATAGGTCTGACTTCCAATAGACTGTTTGTGGCAAAGTTCTCTATACCCTTCTTCGTACTACTTAACAACTGTTTCTGTTGCATATTACCTGTCATCTTAGATCCTTCAACCATATATCTGATCAATGGACCTTTTGCTCGAGACAAAGCGGTACGAATAGGAGCCATAATTTCTTCAGCCTGTTTCATTGTCGGTGCTGTGACTATCTGGTGAGTAGTCGACGGGTCAATCAATAACATATACGTCTGTAAAAACGTAGAATACAATGATTTAGCAGCACCACGTCCAACTATAAGGAATTGTTTCCGTGTCAGACGTTTCATTCTTTTGCGCATTTCCCATCTACCCGTCTTAGGGTTAAACACGCGGTCATTGCTTTCGTAATACCAAGCCAAAGCATCTTCGGCCCATACACGAAATGATGGTAACAATGTAACATCACTACCATCGGTTAGAGTCATTTCATCCTCGCAAAATCGAACAAAGCCCTCAATAGCTTGATCATCATAGAAATAATCCGGAGACTCAATCAGGAAATCGATTCGATTCATTTGTAATGATATCCATCGATTGACTGGGATCTCACCTCTCAAGACTTGTTCTTTGAATTTGCTATATTCCTGAGGATATGCTTTGTTAGATAACACTCAGACTAATACCTCCTTATGTATTCATCCATGTCCGGACGCCGCTAATAGCTTTAGCTACTTTGTCAGGATTGTTCTTAATGTAAGAAATACCTTCTTTGGTAACAATACGACGAGCATCCTTAACACCATCAACAACTAATGCCCGACCAACATCTTTGGCGAAGCTATTACCGTTGTTTGGCTTCTGGTGAATTCTAGTAGTTCTAGTGACTTGTTCTGCCAAGTCATTCTCGAGTCTTAAACGGTTGACAGCACGTTGTAAATCTTTATCGCTCAGCGTCGAACGATTGGCATACTTGTGCATCCATTCCCGATTACGACTCTTGTTAGTTCGCTTATCAAGTTTTCGCTGTTTACGAGCAGCTAGTCTTGAGCGAAGACGTTGTCCCCATTTCATTCCTTTGATTCCGAAGTGCTCAATGATATCTTTGGAATCGCAAGATTGAACGGCGTGTAACAGTTCATTATCAAGGTTCATATGAATTGTACCGCTCCTTCTGCATAGTGATCCGAACAGCCGCCCGGTCACGAGATTTTTCTAATGAGGTCAAAACCGATCCCACGGGTGGATCAAACACGAGTCGCAAACTTAAGTTGATAAATGTCTTGACTAACCGAAGTAAGTTAGCATCATCGATCTTAAGCAATTGTTCGTATTTTGAATCTTTGGTAAAGACGAAGTCCTCCTTGACATAAGTCAGCTGCGACAGTTCACCTATTAGTCCATCTAGTTCTAATAGTAAACGATCATCGAAACCATCGTCCTCAGCAACCGCAAAATCCAGAGTTTCTTTAACCTCAGATAAGATGGTTGTTTCTGACATTCGTCACCTCACCATAAGTTTGTGTCGCCAGGTTTTCTTTCGACCAACTCTTCTACCCTTCTACCGTAATGGATGATGTTATGCGTCTCTATGGACGTCGAAATTAGTAAATCAGGGTTTAAAAGTAAGTCTTCATTCCAATCTAGTATATCATCTTCCACTAATGGAATCATATGATGTACTATAATTGGTCCCTCGATAGGAACTCCTGGACAACCCAAGTCATAACCCATATCTCTGGCAATAATTTCTTCACGAAGATTACGCCACATCCTTGACTTATAAAATGGATTTGAAAACTGTCGAGGGGATACATAGCCCTTATCAAACAAAGATAGGTAATTCAATCGATCACCCCATTCTTTGTGGGCAGCCATGTCGTTATATGATAAATTCAGATCTTCTCGAGTAAGAATACGTTTCTCAGTCGAATGTATCTGACGGGGCATAACCTCGAAGTGCATTAAGAACCTCCTCACTATCTCCTCGACCTTTAACTTCAGTTTCTATTTGAGAAACCTTACTTGCATTAAGTTTGTTCTTAGATCTAAGATTTTCAAGCGCCAACTCGTTTTCCACAGTACCATATCGTAGCAATACGTTTAAAGTACTTGGTGCAATAGTTCCAGCACGAAGTTGTTCTTCTGCTAAATCTACAGCTAACGTTGTAAGTTGGTTCATACGACCTTCTGGCGTAGCCGCTTTCTTTAGTTCAGGAATTTCTTTCTTTCTCCGAGGCATAGATTATCCCTCCTTGTTAAGTTTACCCTGAAGCTTACGCAATTCGGCTACAGCGTTTTCGATATAGTCTTCCGCTTGGTCTTCTGTCAACTTGATACCTACTTCTTTAGCGTAGGTAGCTAGCTTACGAAGAGCTTCGGCTTTCTTGTCAGCGTTATTAACAAGTTTAAGCTGCTCGAGACTTGTAACGATGATTAGTGCGCGATCTGCCAAGTTGATAAGGTTGCGGTTATGAGTAATAGTACCAACATAACGAACCAATTGGATAACAACTGGGGCCACGATAATCAGTAAGGTAATGTAATTAACAATATCATTGACTGTCATTGTCTAGACCTCTTCCTTCTTGTCTTTTTTCTTCCACATAATCATGAACAACACGACTAACATATGAATTATATCCTTTTGATGAGTATGTATCATACAAAGCCAATACCTCTTGAACGGATAATCTATCCGAATGTATACCCGTGATTATTTGTATTCGTAAAAGTTCTCGCTCAGTATCCTTTTGGTACTTCTCTACCGAAGTTGTTAAGTTCTGAATAGATGCTTTTAGACTTGCTAGTTCATCATTTTGCGTTTTCTCCAAATTAGCCCATAATTTTTTGAACACTTTTGTTCCAAAACCTATGATGCTTCCTCCTATACCAATATAAAACCCTATCTGCGTTAACACTTCAGGAGATAGTACCCACTTCAATAGTTCTACGAAGTGTGATTGTACCGTATTCGGCATACTTTGATCTCCTTGTTGAATAGTTTGACCACAGAATAACCCCAATTTCAGGATAAAATTCACTCCGGAGCTATTTTTAAGA